CTTTTTTTTGTGTTTGGGGGTGGGCTTTCTCTTTTCTTTGTTTGTTTTCTTTTATAGGGGTTTCAGGGGAAAGATTTTCTTTTATTTGTTTCTTTTCTCTTACTTCTGTGCCCTTGGCTATGTCCTTATCTGTGCCCTTGACTATCTCTAAATCTTCGGAATCACCTTTATTTAAAGGGGTTTCGAAGTGTGAAATCTGTGCCCTAGATTGTGCCCTTGGCTGTGCCCCTTGTTTTGGCTGTGCCCTAGATTGTGCCCTCTTCGTGCCCTTAATTGTGCCCTTATCTGTGCCATTGCTAGTTTTAGAATCTTCGGAATCGCCTTTATTTAAAGGAACTTCGGAAGATTGAATCTGTGCCCTTGATTGTGCCCCAATCTGTGCCCCGAAGTGTGCCGTAACCTGTGCCCCTTGGTCTCTTTGCCACGGTATGATGCAGTGGGATAGGGGGTGAGAACTGTTAACGTAGAGTTTAGTTGAGGCTCTTGGAGCAGAGCACTTGGTGATGATTTTCTCGGCTATGAGCACATCGATGGCGACACGGATGGTCTTGACCGTGGTATGGAGCTGTAGAGCCAAATCACGATAGGAGAGGGTTGCAGCGGAAGCCTCGTTGTGAGCGGAGGAGAGGAGCACATGGATGAGCACCTGAACGACCACAGGACGATGGAAGTAACGCCACTGCAACAGCTCTGGAGTAAATATGTAGCCATCTGTTTTCATTTATTCTTCTTTTATTTGGAATGTAGAATTTACGATTTCTATCATTTATTTGTTTTCTTCTGCCTCGATGGCACGGAATATCTCGTAAGCCACTTGTGGCACCCAGGCATTGCCGTAAGCCTTTATGGATTCTTGTCGCCACTTGGGGAAAGAAATGGTAAGGCTGTCCACATCAAAGGGAATCCCATCATTTCCTCTACAAACAGGGGATTGAGTTGGGAAGTTCCGCCACCTACCTGATTGTTGAAGTCGAGAAAGTCGGTCAGTCCATTCGGGCGAAGTGCTCCATTCTTTCGGCTGTACATCCCTTTTGCACCCTGTTCTTTCAGACCCTTCACCCGGTTGGAGTGTTTTACTTCCATTGCCGTAGGAGTGGGAAGAAGACCATTGACCGCCAAGGCTGTTAGACCTTGCCCCATCTGGGAATTGGGATTGATGGTCTTGGTGAACTTCGTGGCTTCTATGCTGCAAGGAGTGGGAAGCAAGCCTTTTCGAGCGGCGAGTGCCAAGGTTGGGCGTTCTGCTGCATTCGGTGAAAGGCTCTTGTTTATTCTTCCTCCTCCTTTGTCGAGTGCCGTGGGCGTAGGAAGGAGTTGTGCCACTGCCATGTCTTCTAGACCTAGGCTGTGGTCTGTCTTGCCCTTCTTTGGATTTCTTCGCCCTCGCTCGTTGATTTCCATGTCCTTGTGGGCTATGTCCATCGCATTGGGTGTGGGCAACAATCCAAACTCGGTCTCTTCTGTGCGGTGCTCCGATGGCACAAGCTGGAATAACAATCGGTTGGACGGAATATCCTTCGGCTTCGAGGTCTGCACAGATTTTGTCGAGGGTGAATCGGCTTTCCTCTCGGTATAGGTGATTCTCTTCGAAAAGATAGTCTGTGCGTCCCATCTGAGTGACTTGGCAGGACTCCACCATCGTCTTGATGCCAGCAACGTTTTCACCAACGACCCAAGTGGGGTGTATCTGCCGTATCGCTCGAAGCATCTGTGGCCAGAGGTAGCGGTTATCGTCCGCTCCCTTTCTTCTGCCAGCGAGGGAGAAAGGTTGGCAGGGGAATCCTCCTGTGAGAACATCGACCTTGCCGTGCCACTTTGTGAAGTCTGTTTTGGTAATGTCTTCATAACTTTCTGAATTAGGAAACCAGTAGTCGAGCACCTTGCGAGGGAACTCCTGTATCTCGCAATGGAAAAGGTTCTGCCATCCCATCATGGATGCCGCGACCTCTGCGCCACCGATTCCGCTGAATAAACTAGCGTGATTCATATTGATTGAATTTGTTTCTGTTGTGCTCCAGGATCCACTGTAGATGAGCAGCCTTGGATGGGTCACGGAAGAGAGCCTTTGCCTTATCTATATCAGGATTCAGCATTATCTTCTTCTCTTTCTTCGCTGCTTCTCTTTTCTTCTGGTAGTATCTGCGCTGGTACTCCTTCACCTTTTCGGGGTGATTCTGTAGCCATCGCTTGGAACTTTCCAGCAATTTCTCTTTGTTGAGCAGATAGTATCTCTGATAATATCCTTTGCCGTTGGCTCGTTTCTTGGCTGCATTTTCCCGATATAGCTTCTGCTTTTCGGGATGCTCCTTGATGTATTTGCGAGAATAGGCGAGCAACTTTTCACGATGCTTAAGATAGTATTCTCGTTGGCGAGCTTGCCTTCTGAGCGTTGCTTCTTCTGACTCCATGATGATTGATATTATTTGAAAACCACATTTCTTACTTCTTGAATCGCTCATAATAGTAGGTTACTATCTGATGCTCGGTAGGCTGGAAGCCATTGCGAGAGGTGAGCGTATCGACTATCTCATCGTAGGTACGCTGAGGCATCTGAGAAATCAGGTTCTCATCGTGGATGCCCTGTGAGAGCTTCGTGATGCAAAGCCATCCAAGGACTAGCCAGATGGCAATGCAGAAGATAATCTTAATTGTTTTCATAACTTTATCGTTTTATATTGTTTGTAATGGTGGTCGGTTAGGGAGTCGAACCCTTGTGCCTATCTGCTTAGTTCTTTTTCGCAGAAATCATGGTGAACCTAGTAAAAAAGCATTTAAACAATCAATTGTTTGTTATGAACATTGCCCCCGATGGGCTAGGCTACATGCAAGATTGCAATGCCGACCGTGTAAAGAAAGGTGCCTGAGTAGGATTTGTACTTATCAGATTTTTAATGATGAAGAACTGTTCTCGCAGGGATATTTGCCCAGACACCTTTTGAATGTTTCAACGATAAGTTTCGCTTCACAGCGAGCTTTTCTTGTTTGCAATGTTAGCTTATGTCTATTCTCTAAAAGTAAAATTACCTATGTGGGATGTAGATAGTCTTGAACTTTACAGGCACAGGCTTCCAGCTCGGACAGTCGGTATTCGTAGCGGGTAATCTTGCCGTTCTTGCCACGCCCGAAGACCTTGACCTTGCCTTCCTTCACCCATCGCTCTACATTGCGTCTGCCGAAGGTATCGAATGCCTTGGCTTGGGTGATGAATGGTCGCTTGCCTACAGCCTTGGATATTTCTTCCTGGACTACATTGCGTATGGCTGATAGGAATGTGTCGAACGAGACCATCTTGTCAGCGAACTGGATTTGTACTGTTTGGTTCATGACTATTTTGTTTTATTTGATTCTTGTAACTGTGATAACTCCTTGCTCCCGGTTGAGCTTGGTCTTGAACTTTCGGCTGTAGATGGCACCGAGGTCAGTGCAACTACTCTTGACCGATAGCATTCTCTTGATAGGGAAGTCGATGGCTTGACCTAACGCCAGTTCCCTAATCTGAGGTCTGAGTGGTAATGTTTCTTCTTTCATATTGATGATGAATTATTATTTAACTAGTTCGAAATCGTAAACGAAGACGAGAGGATTGTTGCCCCAATGGAGGTAGAGCTTACAGCTGAGCATCTTGTATGCTTCGATAGGAGTTCTGTACCACCATTTCTTCTTAAAGCTATCATTTGTGGCATCGTATGAATAAGCATCGTCAATGCCTTCAATGTGGCTAAGGACGATACCTTCATCCATACAGTCATCGATGCTGATGTCCTGTAGGTGCTGTACACGGATGTTGATAATCTTGATTTGGTGTGGCATCGTTTTTGCCGTGACGAACATCTTGTTATTCCATCCAGGATGTTTGCATAGTATTGTCCTGATGGATGGTTCCATTGGTATGTCCTCGTATCTTTGTGCGACTGCCAAGACTTCACCTAATTTATAATGTGACTTCGCCACAATCTCATTTCCATCGTTGATGGTGAGCTTGCCCTTGTCTTTTCCTTCCGTGCAGAAACCGCAGTTGAAGTAATACTTGAAAGGCTCTTGATATGCGATTCTTCTTGTTTGGGTCTTTCGACCTTCCAGAACAGCCTGGGTGAGACCGTACTGGTCATTGAACATTATCTTTTGCATTGTCTTGTTTCTTTTCTTTCTATTTGAGGACTGAGTAAAGTTCCTTAGCATATTTCAAGGATTCATTGTATTTATCCCAATGGGTTATTGATTTTGCTGCATACTTGTAGCAATACAACATGCCTTCCCACTCGTAGATAGATGCCTGGTATATCCAATTAAAGATTTCCTCGAAGGTGCTTTTTTCTGGCATTCCAATAATCTCATGAATCTTAGTTCTGAGCCAGAGACGCTTCTGCTGCTTGGCAATCTCATCCTTCAACTTCTTCTCTTCACACAGAGAATGGAAGTGAGCTACTAAATTGTCATTTTCGTTCTTTTTCATTATTTGCCTCCTTTCTTTAATTTGGTAGGAACAATATCTTTGAGGTATGCCCAGAAGCCTTCTTGGTAATTATCCGTTGCCTCTTTCCACATTGTTTCCTCGTTGTCACAGAATGCGTCTAGAACATCCAAGTCACATAATATAGGTTCCTCGAAGTTGCAATCTACCAGGATAATCATGCCGTCTTTGTCTTCTGGTTCTTCTTTCACGCTATGCCAGACTCTGCCTAGATTGATGTATTCCTCATCGTCTCTACCCATTCTAACCGCCATTCCATGCCATACAGGTTGACCGTCATGTAGGTTTCCTTCATGGTCTTCCCATCCTGCTGTAAGCGCAGTGTGAAAAGGACAGACGAACAGCCTTAATGATGCATCGTGAGATTTTTTGCTATCTTTCTTCATTTTTCTTCAATTTTATTTGGTATTTATTTATTTATTTACTAACTTTACGGTGCAAAGATAATCATTTTAGCTTGAAGATAATCAAAAGTGATTGATTATTTAAGAAGTAATAAGCTATATTGATTGATATTAACAATTAAAAAGGATTGATGTTATGAACAGAATTATTAATGTTGGTCTAGCTATTGAGCAAAGAATCAATGAGTTAGGTATTACTAAGTCGGAATTTGGGCGTAGAATCGGCATTCCTAATCAAAATGTCAATCGTGTCCTATCCAAATCTTCAATCGACTCTGATAAGTTGGTTGAAATATGTAATGCTCTTGATTATGATTTCTTTAAGTTGTTTTCTTCTCCTGTAGAGGAAACCAAAACCTCATTGCTGAATATCTTAAAGTTAAAAGCGATTTTAAAAGAAAAAGGCATAGGGGAAATAAAACTTGCTTCTATGCTTGGTATATCTCGCTCAGAGGTAGAGGCTATAATGGAAGGAAAGGATTTGACCCTTGGGCTGGTTGAGAGAATGGCGGAGGCTCTGGATGTGAAGCCAGTAGAATTAATTAATGGTACATCCTCTAATACTGAGGCTGTTGCTACAAGTGATTCTTCTGTCTATGAAGAGTTGATTGCTCTCAGAGCAGAGAACAAACTTCTTAGAGAACTTCAAGGACTTTCAGCTAAGAAGGCTGTGGGTTAAAGTTGGTTTATTTAAATAAAAAGAATTATGAGCATTGATTTTTCGGATAATGTTTCCGTGTTAGGTTTTACTTTAGGAATGGAGTATAAAGATGTAATTTCTAAATTAGAGGCTTTAGAATCTCCGTATTCCAAAGATATGGGACAAATATCAGGTGATATAACTTTCAAGATACAGAATCCTATACAGGATTTTGGTATTCTTAAGTATTACTTGCAGTTTGAACTAGCTAAAGGAGAGAAAATAACAACACTTATGCTTTGTTCTTATGCGAAATCTGAGTCAGAATCAAAACAGGCATACGATGAACTTTCTATGGTTGCCTTTGATGCTTTGAAATATAAAAAGAGCCAAATCGTAGATGTTCCTAATGCTAGCGTTGATGAGGAAAGAATTTTCTATATGACTGAGAACTATTTCTTGATGAAACGAAGAATGAAAGTATTTCCTTATTTAGTGTTTCTTTCTTTTTCTGACATCAATGAACTCTCTAGATTTCATAATAAATAAAATTCAATTAGAATGCATTTTAATACGTAATCATATGGGGTTTTCTAGAGAAGATTTTGAAAAGTATGCCTATAATGGCCCTGTGTATAATACAATAGGTGAAAGTTTCACCAATGGCAAAGGTTCACAAAAGGACTTAGACAGAAAGATGAGACTATCAAAGAAGTTCTTTTGCTTTGGTCTAGTGACCTTCTGCATAGGTTTCTTGATGATTGGCTTTGCAATAGGTAGGTTGTCTTCCTCTTCTAATAATGCTGAGGCTGATGCCTTCCAAACTGAGGTAACAGCAGAAGGCAACGTATATGTATCAGATAGCCCTGGTTCCAAGCGATACCACAAGGACAGAAATTGCCCAGCTCTTAAGAGAACTACAGGCAAGATAACAAGAACAGATGAATCAAATGCCATCGACCAGGGAAAAACTTTGTGTGGATGGTGTGGAAAAGAAAAATAATTCGTAAATTTGCAAAAAAATAGGAGATTGATATATGGAGAATATTGGAATAGTAATTAGTATTTTGGTAGGATTGGTAACTTTGTTATCAATGCTTGTATGGTTTGGACGTTTCATCCAGCGTGTGAATGTACATGACAAGAAACTAGATGATTTATCTAAAGATGTGGAGGACTTGAAGTTAGATATGAACTCAGTTAAGACTTTGCTTATGGCGAAGTTTAAGGACTTCGAGGTGGTCTTTTCTGGAAAGCATTCGCCTAGAGCCTTGAATGAAACCGGCCAGAAGATATTTGATGATATGCACGGAAAAGAGTTTTTGGAAAAGAACAAGGCTTTGTTGTTTGCTTACGTTGACAAGAACAAGCCAAAAACTGCCTACGATGTTGAAGGCTTGTGCTATTTGGCTTGTCTTATGAATGTGAACAACGATGCTTTCATAGAGATAAAGAGCTTCCTCTACAATTATCCTACCATAACTTTGCCTGATGGCAAAGAACATGAGGTAACAATGGATGAGGCTTGTTCTGTACTTAGCCTTCCTTTGCGTGATATGTACTTAGAAGAGCATCCTGAGATTGTGAGATAATAAAGAACATAAAGTTTGTTCGTAAATTTAAATTCCAAAATAAGTTTATAGATTGTTTTGAGAGAAACGCTAAAACATTAGTAAATACAGTATATTATGAATCTGGTTTGGAAATTAGAAATCATATTTTCGTAATTATCTGATATTTGAGGAGTTAGCGTAAATGGTTGATTTCTAGATAGTCAGAAGTATAGTGTTTTAGAAACGTTTGACACGTTAAACGTGACAAATGAGAGCGTTTGTTTTGAAATAGCTTTGAAAATAAAATAACTATGGCTACATTTAAAATTGTTGTTCAGCATCAGAGGTCAGATGGTTTTTACCAAGTGTACATTCGAATGACTCATAATCGTAGGTCGCTTTATATTAAGACGAACAAGATGGTGGGACAGAAAGGCATCGTGAAGGGTTCTCATGATGTGAAGGATTCTTTTGTGCTAAATCCACTGAACCAAATTATTGAAGAATGGATGTTCAAGCTTAATAAGCTAGACATCCGTTCTTGGAGTGCTGAACAGGTTAGGGACTATCTAGAACAGAACGATGCAGATGTGTGTTTCTCAGACTTTGCAAGAGAATATATTGATGAGTTGTCTGAAACATTGAAACCTCAGTCTCTTGTAAATTATCGCAATACCCTGAATAGTATAGAAAGATATTGTGGTTCTGAGAAGGTAATGTTTAGTGAATTGAACACCAAACTAGTGCAAGGATGGATAGATAGTATGAAGGATTCCAAGGCAAAGAAATCTTACTATCCTCAGTTCCTAAAAAAGATGTTCAAGGCAGGTGTGGCTAAATATAATGATTATGACAACGACATCGTAAGGATAAAGGTGAATCCTTGGACTAAAGTGGAGTATCATAAGCATGCTATTCCCAAAAAGCGTGCTATCTTGATGGAAGATTGCAGAAGGATTTTTTCTGTGATTCCTTCTTCTAAGACGGAATGCTTGGCTGTGGATGTGTGCAAGATGGTATTGTGTCTTGCCGGAATCAATGTGGCTGACCTGTATGAAATGAAGAAGGTTGACTATTACGATGGTATTTTGCATTACAAGCGACAGAAGACACGAACGGTTAGAGCTGATGAAGCTTATATAGAAATGAAAGTACCAGATATGCTCATACCTACCATGATGAAGTATTTCTCAGATAAAGAAGACCCTTATCTGTTTAATTTTCACAAAAGCTATGGGTGTAGCAGGTCGATGGATGGTAATTTGTGCCTATTCCTAAAGAAATTCTGTGTGAATACATTGAAGGATAGTGAATTGAAGATAACACCTTATACTTTTCGCCATACTTGGGCTACCATAGCTCAAAATGATATTGGTGCCAATTATGAAGAGATAGGTTTTGCGATGAATCACATCAGTACTCATAAGATTACCATGGGATATGTGAAGCCAGACTTCTCCAGAGCCTGGGAACTGAACGAGAAGGTGGTGGAGAAGATTTTCTTTACCAATGACCCAAGCAGACGAATACAGGAGTATCATGCGCCTGTTTTTGAAAAGGTGGAGGAAACATTTGAACTCAGTGCCGATGCCTACTTCATGGGCGAGGTGGTGGCTCATTTAGATGGCAAGGGCTACAAGAACACGGATGAGATTATTGACCTACTGATGGCCAACATAAACGACAACGTGCCTAGCACTTGCACCATACAGATAAAGGTGAAGAACATCACCAAAGACCAAACCAAGTATTTTGAACGCATGAGGGGCAAAAAGTAGCTAATATATCTTAAAATTGTGCCAATAAAACTTAATATCTGACGGATTCAGTCAATTTCATACCATAGGGTAGTCTTCTCTAAAGTAGCAGAAATTTTAGAGAGGGCTACCCATTTTTCGTATTTAGCCATTATTAACAATCTTAAGATTCTTGATGTTGATGGTGGTCTCCTGTTTCTCAAATTTCTCTTCCAGCTCCATGAAGGACTCTTCCACGGACAGGCTTCGATGCTCATCATTGTTGAATGATATGGATTGAAGCTTTGGAGCAACGTATGGGAGGAACTTTGCTACTATAGCCAAGCGTCCGGCAGGTTCTTCTATCTGCATGAGGTCATTGGCGAGAGAGTAGCCTTTTTCATTGATGCCGTTGAAATAGCCAGTGATGGCATCGCTAAGGCTTTCACGTACCGTTTTCGTTATCTTGTTTGCCGTGCCAGCCTTGCGTCCACCTGTCTTCTTTCGCTTTGGTTTCGGCTCATTGCTATTATCTTTCTTTGTTGCCATATTCTAAGAATTTAAATGATTACTGATAGTTTTCGGGTGCAAATATAGTGAAAAATAACGAAACTTGTTGTTCAAGTTGCGCAACTTATCACAGATAGGTGAGAAAAACGCATTACTTTAGCACTGTTTAAACATTAAATTCGAATTTTATGGGACTTATAGGAAGTATTGCTGGCTTAGGAGTATCAGCTGTAGGTGGTGCTCTAGCAGCCAAAAAACAAAATGCTGCATACAACGAATACATCAAGACCTTTGAGAATCGTATGCAGCAGGTGAAGGACCACCGAGATAATCTTTATTATCAGGACCCGACACAGACAGCCGAGAACCAGGTGGCAGTGACCAACGCCCAGAAGGTGCTGGATAATGCCACGCAGAAAGCCAAGAATACCAACATCGTGAGTGGTGGTAGTGATGAAGCTGTGGCTCTGAGTAAGCAAGCAGCCAATGAGCAAGTGGGCAACATGATGCAACAAGCTGCTGTGCAAGGTGCCCAACAGAAAGAGAATGTATGGAACACCGCAGATTCTCAGATAGACCAAATGACCAACTACATTGCTACTGCCAAGAAGGAAAAGGGTTTGGCTCAGTCGCAAGCCATTCGAGGTGCAGCTGGTGGTTTGGCTAGTGCTGCAAGTAGTTTGCCGTTGTAAGGAAAGGAGGTAGATATGGGATTTATGAGTGACGATTTAACTCCAAAGCGTCCAGCTACGGCTGTGACACCTATAACCGATTTTCCATCCAATGATGATGGGCGCTCAGCACCATCTGAGCCAGCAACTTCTTCTTCTGTGCAGACACCGACACAGCCAAGTGGGGATAGTGCAGCAGCACAAGCTACTTCTACAACTGCAACAGCTCCAATAGATACAAATGGATTGGTGGTTGGTAATCAGCCATCCTTCACTCAGCAACCAACCGAGGAAGTAACCGAGGTAACTCCAAACCAAGGTATTTCGATTGATTGGAGCAAACCTTATGCCGATATAGAGCAGAATCCTCTCTTGCAGCAGATGAAGCCTTATGACATCATGAGGGACTTCGAGAAGAATGGCAATGGCGATTGGGCTTCTTTTATGCCATGGCTTCAATCTCTTGGTGATGTGGATAAGACTGTAGCAGCCAATGCTGCTTTGCAGAAGAAAGCCGAGAGGCAAGCCAAATGGGAACAGTTAGGCAACCTCTTCCAACATATCGGCAACTTCTTCGGCACAGCTATCGGTGCACCTGAGCAGAAAGTGGAATCAGCCCAGGCTTTGACGGAACGCCAACGCAAGCTGAGGGAAGGCACTGATGCCCTTCGTCAGAAAGGATATGACCAGATGATGGCGAATATCTGGAAGGATAGAGCCAATAAGCAAGCTCAGATGCAAGCAGAGGCAGCAGCCAAGGCTAATGAAGCCCTTGCTGCTTATCGTGCTTCACAGAAGAATCAGACGGATGCCCTCACTCCTGTAAAGGTCGAAGAAGTGACTCAATCTGCAAGACAATATTCTACAGGTGCAGACTTGAATGTTTCAAAGAAGGAGACAGAGGACGAACTGAGAGGCAAGAAAGGTAAGTTGCTTGACAATCAAGCTGATGCAGCAGCTGCAAAGGCAGCTGATAGCCGTTCTCATGTTGCCGTGAATAATTCGACAACAGCAAGAAACAATGCTGCAACTAATAAGACGATTAGAACAACGCCAAAATATTCTCAAGCAGAATATGGTAAAAGGTTCATCAAATACTTTAATTACATGAAAAAGAAAGGAGGCAATAATCTTGCTTCTATTTATGAACAAAAGTATGGCATTGGTACAGATGGCAAGCAGTGGGATGCAGGTCTTCAAAGAATGTTTGTTGATGATGTTGAAGAACAAGGTCTTGCACCTAAGAGCCTCGGTATTGGCATTGGTAGCAAATCAAATAATGGCAAAACAAATAAAGGTAAACATTTAAAATTATAATATGGACGATAATATAAAGAAATTACATCAAGCGTTAATTGATGATGGTTATGATGATGTTGGTACAGAGCAGGAGTTTAGAGACTATGTTTCTGACAGCAAAAATGTAGCTACACTTTATAATGCATTAAGTGAAGCAGGATATGATAATTTTAAAGACCAAAAATCTTTAGAGACATATCTTTCTGCTAAGGCACCTGTTGCTCAAAAGCCTTCAACTCCTCAGAGTAGTGGGCAGAGTGTTTCTTCTAAGGAGAAAAAGCAGTCTCAATATCCGCAAGAGGTGATTGATGCTTTCAACTCTCCTGACAACAAGCCGGGCAACTTCAAGGACTTGGCACAGCTGAATGATGAGTATCAGCGAGGTGAGCTAAAGAAGCCTAGCTTGATTTCGCAAGCACTCGGCATGATGCCGAAGGTGGATGCAGGTAATATCGGCAGAGAGCAGAAAATGGGTGGCATGATTACCAATATGCTTCTTGGTGATAATATGCAGCAGCCACAAGACAATAATCAGCAGGTACAGCATTCTAATCAAGAGAAAGCACCAGCTACCGAGCAACCTAAGCCTACTGTGAAGGATGTTGATGCAATTACAGGTGCAGCTCCAGTCCAGCAGGTGGATGCTATCTATAATAAATATGTAGGCAAGGGCGATGCTTTGTCTGAAACTATGTATGACTTGATGGCTAGCGGACAAGCTCAGAATCAAGAGGAGGCACAAAGTATGGCTATGGGAGCCATGAACCGTGCAGCAAATCGCCTCGCTCAACGAACTACTGATGAGTTTGTTAGTAAGCTAGATGATTCGGTGGAGAATATCGACCAAGCTATTGATGGGGCTTGGTATTCGCATGCCGTGCAGGACAACTTGAAGAAGATGGCTGCCCAACTTGGTATTCAGAACAATGTGGCAGTGGATGAGAACGGTAACTATATCACTCGGACGGATGGCTATGACCAGTTTGTGAATGGTATGGTGAAGCCAGCCATGGTGGAGAGCCTTGTGAAGAAGTATGGTGAGAACTACCGCAAAACAGCGGAAGACCTCGCCACACGCCTCTATTCTCACGATGAGCATGTACAGGACAGACTGATGAACCAAGACATCAATGATGCACTTTCTGACGTTATCAGCAAATATACCAGCACATCTGTAGCCAAGGCTATTCAAGACGCAGAGGCGGCTTCTAATGCACAGATGGCGAAGTATAACGAGCAGTATAAGTATGTGGATTCGGCTTCTCCTTTTGCTATCGGTGCAATCTCTGAGGCAAACAAGACTCGCGACCCTCAGAAGGTTTTGGGTGATTTGCAGAAGAAGTTTGGCAAGTTATACCAGAATCCTCAGTTCTTGAACGATATGAGCAACGCAGCCTTCAAGGTTATGCAGCGATATGGCATGAATGGTGTTCTAAGTGGCGACCCTAAGCAATTCAAGCCAATGATTAATGCAGCCATCAAGAACGAGCTTGACCAGCTAGAGGTGAAGGGAATGATACCAAGGGGTAGTGCAGACTACATCTTGAAGACAGGTATCGAGAACACCATCATCGGCAAGGTTTCTCGCAAAATCATGCAGACCGACTATCAGAACTGGTTGGAGGATATTGCCAATCAACAATATCAGCCTGGCTTCTGGGAGCGAGTAGGCAGTGGAGCGTTGACCTTTGCAGGGGATGCCTGGAGTTATTGGTTGCCGGGAGCAGCAGGTGGCAAGTTGACCAAGAGCATGATTGCCAAGGCTGAGGGCAAACTGGCAGGTGACCTGATGGCTAAGGGCATGGAGCGCAAGGTGGCTGAGCGAGCTGCCAAGGTGCTTATCGGCAAGAGTAAGGACGTGGCTTTGAAGAACGGTGCTGTGCATGGTGCTGTTACCTTTGGTGGTCAGTCTGTTATCTCGAAGCCTATTGATGAAAAATATCGCACTGGTCAGTTTGATGAGAATGGCAAGATTTACCATCCTTCTGGGTGGAAGATTGCGCTTGATACTTTATTAGAGGGAGGTAAGCAGAGTGCCTTAGGTGTCATTATGCAGGGTAATACTATTGCCAATATGATAGGTAAGGGTAGAGGTTTGGCTACCAATATTCTTGCTGATGTTGGTGGAAAGGTAGTGGATTCCGGTATCATGACCGGGCAGCAGATGCTGGAGCGCATGGCGCACGACCCGAACTTCAAGCCTACAGGTAAAGATGCCGCTGAGAGTTTCTTGGAGAGCATGGCTAACCTTACTTCCATCGGTTTGCCTGGTATGGTGGGCAAGTATGCCCGATTCAAGGATGCCAAGGAGTTTAACCGCAAGTTTGACTTCAACGACCAAGATATTGCCGAGTTGAAGAGATTCGGCTATGATGATTTGCGTGATGCCTTCGAGAAGTTGGGCATCAATGGTTATCGTGCAGATGGTGAAGGTGTGCAGATGATGGGGCAACTCACTGATAAGTACATGAACCTAATGAACGATAAGAGCGTGCCAGAGGTATTGAAGGCAAAGATGATGGCTGTGGTGGAAGGAAAACGCCCTTCTTCCTTCTCGCCAGTTATCGACTCTATTATTGTGCAGCCAATGGATAATGATGGCAAGGTATATCTCGAAACCTTGAATAAGGATGGTGGCATCATCGACCGCAAGGAGTATTCTTCGCTTGAAGAGGCTCAGAAGGCAGAGAAGAAGCTAGACTTCGAGAAGTCGCTGAATATCACTTCTGAGTATGAAAAGGCTTACCATACCGATGCCTTGCAGGACAGACTGAACACTGTATATGAGCAAGCTAGGGATAGGTATGCCGCAGGTGAGCAACTGAATGACGAGGATAAGGCTGCAATCTATCTTCATCAGAATGCCAGTGCCATCGGTGACATCATGCAGAAACAGCAGAAGGGCATGGAACAGACCGAGCAAGAGCAGCAGATGGTGAACAGTTATCGCCACTTCTATGATAGTGCTTTCGAGAATAGCCCTATCATGAAGGAGTATGTGCGCACCTTCGAGGATTCGCAAGGTGTGGAGCATGGTACGCTTCGCAAGGCTCTAGAGGGTGATGGAAAGTCTCGCACAGCCGAACAACAGAAACTTGTGGAGGAATACCAGAAGCAGCTCTATAACGACATCGTGCTGAAACGAGAAATGAACGATGCAAAGGAACAGATGAATCAAAACTTGATTGAGGGACAGCGTGAACTGCCTGGTGCCACACAAGAAGGTGGTGCTTCGGCTCAGAATGCTGAGGCTACAGCTGAAAAGCCTGTAGATGCTTCTGTTTCTTCTGATGTTCCACCAACAGAACCGCCAACGCCTCCTGTTGGGGGTGAAACGCCTACAAATGTGGAGGGTACACCTTTGATGGAGAACGGTGCCAGCCCTTCTGATGCTAATACCGCTTCCAATGAAAGCAAATCTGATGCCTATGTGATGGGACAGAATGCCTACCAGAATGGGGATGCTGAGGGCTTGAAAGCGATTGACCATAACGATGATGTGTCGAAGGCTAGATTGAAGCGTGCCTTTGGTGATGATGAGGCACAGATGAATGTTGTAGTGAAGGCGTATGAGGATGGCAAGGACATGGAGCAGTTTGTGGCTCAGCGTGCCAACTCAATGACTCCAGCACAACAGGATGCCGTGCGTAAGTATGTGGAGGCACAGGATGCCAAGAAAGGCGTTTATGATGCTCTGCAACATGCTGATGATGGCTATGGTGATGCCTTGAAGGAGCTTCTTTGGACTTATCAGACGGAAGACGGAAATATCGTTCCAGCTACCCTTACTACTGGTCAGCAGGTATTCTTGAAGAAAGCCAATGAGTATGGTGGGGGCTTTGTGGTTGTGCCTGATGAGGATGGAAATCCTGCCATCAAGCAGGTTTCTAGTGCCGAAATCAAGGAAGTGGGCACGCCTATTCCTCTTGATGATTACATCAATCAGCAGGTTACTGAGCAGAAGAATGCTAGACAGCAGCAGTTCTTTGCCCAGTATGATGGCAGTGGGTTGAAGCCTAGCGACACCGTGGAGGTAGCCATGGAAGCAGGTGAGGAACCTATGCAAATGACCTTTGCAGGATATAGCGAGGATGGCAAGATTGTGCTTTCTGATGGCAAGGACAATATCGCCCTGACCAAGGATGAGTTTAACTCTTGGCGACAGAACGCACTCGATTCCTCTATTGGTGCAGAGCTGGATGCCGAGGATGTACAGCGTGCCAACGATGATGCAGCCAAGGCTGAGGCAGACAAGAAGCAACGATATAATGAAGGTATCGTTGGCTTGGGCATGAAACAGCCAGATTATTCGTCTAAGGACACAGAGCCAAAGGTGGCAGCTGAGTATCTACAGGAGCAATTTGGCAATGACCATGGTAAACTGATGAATCTTATCAGTGGTAGCCGTTCTGACATCAAGGAACAGTTGGATAACAAGAGAAAGGCTGCATCTGAATATGAGGACTGGCTATCTCTCAATGCCGACTTGGACCCAGAGAAGGCTCAGAAGGTGGAGAACGACTTGGCACTTGTTAATGAGCAGATTGCCGACCTTGAAACTCGTTATAAGAACTGGAATGCTATCCGCAAGGAGGTTATGACTCCAGAGGAGGCTAGAACCTTGAAGAATGAGCGCAAGGCTGAAATCGAGAAGGCAGGTGTGGATGATAGTGTTGGCAGTCCTTCGGATGAGCGTGAGGTGGCTGTGCTTGACAATAAAGAATTGAAGAAGCAATATCCTACCATGGATGAGGCTAGCAATTATATTGCCTCTGAGCGTAAACGCATCTATCATATTCAGAACGATGAGGTGCAGCCACAGATAGATGATATTAATGAAGCCCTGGAGCAATATATGAATGGTGATATTGATTATTCGGCTGACCAGTTGAAAGAATTGAACACTACCAAGGCGCAGTTGGAGGCTAGACAGGCTAATCTATCTGCATCGGCAAAGGATTTGAAGGCACAGGATAAGTTGCTCAATACTCTATATAGTGCAGAGAATAAGGAGGAGAGAGCCAAGGCGATGGAAGAATTGACTCCTTCTGAGCAGCGCAAGGTTCTTGTGGCTGATGCGTTGAAGAAGAATGACCTTGGGTCAATCAAAGAGATATACAAGGATGCTTCTATTGATGTTATGGACTTAACGCCTCAGACTTTGGAAGAGGCTGTATCTGAATCTTTGAGTCCACATAGTTTGAATCCGGAATCTCTTCAATATGAGTTGGGCAAGAGTAATTTCAAGTTTGGTATTGGCAAGCGGTATGATTCTAATAAGTTCAATTATCTTATTGCCAAGAAAGGAACCGGTATGTCGGTTAATGAATTTGCCGTGAGAGTATTCAATGACCTTCCTGTAAACTTGCAGGATATGGGATATACCGACCAAGATGTGAGAAACACCTTGCTGGATATGTTCAAGTCCTACGACAACGTGAAGGATATGCGTAACGTGGCACTTATGAACCGAATTGCTGCAGCAGAGGAGGAACTTTCGGCAGAGGAAGAATGGTATGAAGCCCAGAAAGAGCGTGAAATCATCGAAAGACAGGCAGAAATCGAAGAATATAATTCGTATATTCAAGATAAAGCATTATCTTTGCCAACTGAAAGCGAACTTAACGCCATCGAAGGCATGGAATACGACCGTATGCTGGAGGCTGAGGAACGTGAGCGTGAGTATAAAGAATATGTTAAATCAATTTTACCAGAAATAGCAGATTATGATGACAGAAGCAATGAAGAAGGATATGGAGGAGGCGGTGGCCTGGGTAGCGACTCTTCACGGAGAGGAGTTGATGAAGGAAATCGCCAAGGCGAAGAAATTAGTGGCAGAGAAGCATCTTCTCAGTCCGAGACTGGAGAGAGCACTGATAGCGGACGCACAGGGCGACAAGAGACTGGCAGCATGGAACCTGGCGAAGGCTCAGTTGTTCGAGGCGCACATCTACCGCAAGAAGCATCCTTCGGAGAACGTTTAAAGAATGCCATTGCCGAGACTGAGCCTAACCCTTCTGAGGCTCAGAAGAAGGCAGGTAACTATAAGAAGGGACATTTGTCCTTCGGTGGCTATGACTTTACTGTAGAGACACCGAAGGGCGCAACACGTAGCGGTAAGGACGAGCAGGGCAAGCCTTGGAGCGTGACCATGCACGACACCTATGGCTATATTTTGGGCAAGATTGGCGTGGATGGTGACCATATCGACATGTTCATTAATGATGGTGCCGACCTTGATACTTTTGATGGTAATGTTTATGTTGTTGACCAGGTGACCCCAGAGACTGGTGAGTTTGACGAGCATAAGGTGATGTATGGCTATCCTTCTGAGGAGGCTGCTACAGAGGCTTATCTTGCCAACTACTCCAAGGGCTGGAAGGGACTTGGTAAGGTTACTTCTGTACCTAAGACTACCTTCGATAAGTGGTTAGAGTCTTCCGACCGCAAGACTAAGCCATTTGCGGACTATGCAATGATTAAGAAAGGTGCTCATCAGGACTTTATTTCAGATATGGAATATACATACGAGAATGATGTGCATCCTTCGGAGGAAGATAAGCCTAAGATGCAGAAGTTTGCAGAGCGTTTGCTTAATTTCCACCAAGATAGAGAAGACAAGCCAGAGTATGGATATACTATGCTTTCTTCTAACATCAATGGGGATAAACTCTATCCAAGCGAAAAGAAATGGTTTGGTACAAAGAAGTATCGCCAGGGTGTTTCTTGGGTAGATAAGGACAATGTATGTGCTTATGAGTTGAATCCTCGCTTTAACGCACAGGGCTATTTAACGGCTGTTGGTGTGCATAAAATTGTGCCACTTGCTTCTTTTAATCGCGATATAAAGGAGGTGAAGCCTTCGGAAATGACGGAGGCGCAGAAGGTGGCTTTTGATGCCGTTTCTGCTATGCTTAAGAAGGCTGGAATACCTGTAAGGGTGATAAGCAACGAGGAGATGGAGAAGGTGGCAGAAGAGCAGGATAATCTTGCTATCTCTATGCTGATGAGCGACCCACAGCTTCGTTTCAACATCAAGACACCTGAGCAGAAGAAGGCTGCTAAGGCTGCATACGACTGGGCAACTGAGCATCGCCCAGATAAGTATGCGCAGTATGCCATCGTGAACATGGATAACCCTAACCAGATGCCCGAGTATTTCGAGAAGAAGAGCTTGGCGGAGCAGTGGCGCAAGTACTACACCAACGCTTGGAGAATCGGCAACTACAAGGCTTTTGACCTCAATAAGCCTTTCGAGGAGCAGGTGAAAAACGTAAAAGGTGATGTTCCTAGCGAGTTTGACCCTTATAAGGTTGATGCACAGAATAATAAGAGGAACGAGTTAAAGAAGCAGATTAAGGAGACAGAGGATGCTTATAACTCAACCGGACAAGAACGTAACAATTATCAGATTCAGTTGATGAAGGAGTACATGGATGAGCATGGACTGGCTTCTGAAAACGATATTCCTGATGATGTTTGGAGTAAATTGAATGATAAGGCTCATGAGAAATATCAAGATAAACTTGATTCCTTGTTTGCGAAATATAAGGATTTGGACAGACAGTTGAAGGCTATTGTACAGCCTGGAGTGAGATTCTTGCGTACTTATCATGGTACTGGTGCTAGTTTTGACAAGTTCGATTTCAGCCACATGGGTGAGGGAGAAGGTTCGCAAGCATTTGGTTGGGGTGGTTATGTTACCAACTCTAAGGATATTGCTGAGGACTACACAAGACGTGCCAAGATAAGGAAAGATAATGGCGGTTTTGAATTTGTGACAGATTTGTCTGCCAATAACAAAGATATGGTAAGACAATATATCTATAAACATAAAGATGTAGATAAGGGATTGGATGCTATGAGAAAAGACCTCTCTTCTGCTCTAGAAATGTTCCCTGATGATGAGGATTTGAAGGAACTTAGCAATATTCTTGCAAAAAAGAATGAAGAAATAGCTGTTCCTGATAATATTGCTTATCTTTATGATGTGGATATTCCTGACGATAATGGAGATTACATTGATTGGGAGAATAGACTGAAAAAATCTCATTTGAATAAGGTAAATAAAGAGTTGGTTAGAATTGGCAAGGAACCTATTGATACCATTTATCCAAGTCATGTTGATGGTAAGGTAAGAGGTCAAGACTTGTATGATGAGCTTTCTTCTATGCTTGGTTCTAAAGAGGCGGCTAGTAAGTTGTTGAGTGATGCTGGATTTGTTGGAATCAAGTACCCTGCTGGCACTATCTATGGCGGTGCTGAGAAAGGCGATTACAACTACGTGATATTCGATGAGAACAATGCCAATATCGTTGGTAATACTAAGTTTGCGCAGGGCAAGGGTGTGGTTTATGGCTACACTGATGGCAAGGAGATAGTACTGAATCAGGAGCATCTGAATCCTAATACACCTATCCATGAGTATCAGCATCTTTGGCGCACTGCTGCCAAGAACATGAATCCGGAGCTTATTGAGCATGGTGATAAACTCATCATGCAGACCCAGCTGTTTGCCGACTTGAAGGAGGACCCTAACTATAAGCATCTGAGCGATGATGAGATTTGCGATGAGGCTTTTGCTCGTCTGACTGGTGAGGATGGTGCTGCCATCCTGGAACAGATGGCGAAGGATGCCATTAAGGAAAATCCGTTAGACACCGCTAAAGAGCTTACTATCATCAACCGATTGAAGAATTGGTTGAAGAAGTTCTGGTATTGGACTCTTGATACATTTACGAAGTGGAAGCCTGAGGACATTAAGAAAATGACCTTGGAGGATATTCGTAATCTTGTGCTGAGAGACTTGGCGAATGGGGTGGACCCACGTAATTTGAAGTCTCGCCTTGCTAAGAAAGATGCTGTTGAGGTGACTCCAGAGATTGCAAATACTCCTGTAAATATTGTGAATGCAGAGGCAAAGCATGGTTTTAAGAACTATGCAGAGGCAAGAGAATGGGCTAAGAAGAATATTGTCAGAACTTACAATAACGAGGAAACTGGTGGTAAGGGTGAGATAAATATCAGTAACACTGCTGTTGGTAAGTATTTGTCTGAAAAGGCGGTTAAGAAGACTGCAAACAAAGATGTACACATGAGTGTATTGAAGGTTTTGCCTTCAGTACTTCGTGAAAGTATTGATGCTATCCAGCATGTTGACCGCAATAAGGTAGGAAATGACCGTAGTGAAGATTTTGGTATCAATCCTGATGTTATGATTCATCGTTGCTATGGTGCAGTGAATATCGGTGGCAAGGTATATGGTGTAAAGATTACATTGAAAGAGAATGTAAGAACACATGAAAAAACAAAGCTCTATAGCTATGAAGCAACAAAAATAGAGCTGCTGGACGGTCAAAGTGGAGACGTAGCTATGACCTCTCCCCGCAATTCCAACAACTCTATTACGGTTGCAAAGATAATAAAAGGTTTTGAAACTACCAAGGAAAACGGCAAAAAGTTTTCATTGGAGGACCCAAAAACTCTTGCCGGAGTGCATAATATATCAGAAGAGAAGCTATTGAAGGCTATCAAACAGGGTGGTCTTGCCAATCCATCTGTGGCAGTCATTGACACTAGTAAGCAGAACCATGATGACTATGGTGACATTTCCCTGATATTGCCTTCTGATAAGGTGGCTAAGAAAACTGGAAAGAACGCAGGAACTTGGCAGGGCGATGCTTGGACTCCTACCTATCCGCAAGTAGAGAGGCAGATGAGTAATAAGGGGTCTGAAAAAGCTTCTAATGATGTTAGTTCTGTTCCTAGCGATATGTATAGCGAGGTAAGAAGAGGACTTGACCGATGGCTGGATGGTGGAGAAGAAAACTCTGCTATGGCTTATATGTTCCTTCACGAAAAGGGTGTGGCTCCTGAACCGAAGAAGATGCAGCATAAGTTTAGTGATGAAGCATATAACGAGTTGAAGTCTATTACTGCTGAAAACTTCAATATCAATGGTATCGGCAAGGCTGATGCCCAGAAGGTCTTGGATATGTACATTGAAGCAAAGTTTGATGGCGATAAGGATTTGTATGAGGAGAAGACCAAGGCTTGGCTGAAAAGAAACAAGTCTATCGTTGATGCTGGTGCTAATGGTGGAATGAGATATGCCATTGCCAAGGAGAATGTTGAACTGTATGATGAATATGGTTTCAACTTTAAGGCTGTGCAGACCTTCGTCCGTGATGTAGAGTATGACCATCGTAAGACTGGCGTTGACATGAATGCTACGCTTAATGAGGTTGAAGACTACATTAAGACCAATAACCTGACAGATGAGTTCAATACTTGGCTGGAAGGTAAGGAAAAGGAATATGGCATAAAGGAGGTTATCTTTGATGGTTTTACTCCTAGTGGCAATCGTAGATATGTGCCAAACACCTTGGAGAATGTTTCCAAGATAATGAAGAAACAAGGTCGGAATGGTGCAACTGGTACATCGGTATCTTTCCAGAACTTTGCTGCAAAACTGATGCCTTCTTATGGGACATTAAAGGATATTCGCTCTAAGAAAGGGTTGTTGACTTCTGACCGTGAGAAATTTGATGATTTCAGAGAAAAGTGGTCGAATGTATTCTTTGAACTTGGCATGAAGTGCCAGCCTGATGCAACTGGTACTTTTGATGATTATGGTTTGGCAAGACTCTCTGAGGCTGCAATGACAAGCGACCCACAAGCATATTTGAAGAAGGAGTATAATGTGGACTTCTCGGATGAGGACACAAAACGTTTGAAGGAAATGGTTAAGGCAATCAAGGAAGAGCACCCAGCCATGTACTTTGAAACCAAGTTTGAACGTCCTGTAGGCTTTGATGAGTTCTCTTCTGCTGTGGTTCCAACAACGGCTAGTAACGAGGTAAAGCAGGCTTTGCAGAATGCTGGTGTGCAGATTTACGAATATGATAAGGAGAAGGAAGGTGACCGTAATCGTGCCTTTAATGAGGCTATCAATAGCAATAATGAAATCCGATTCCATCGAGTGACTGAGCCGGAGGAACTGGAGAGGCTGAATAAGGAGAAGACTTTCCGGATGTATAGCGGAATGCAGGAGGTGGATGGTAAGCTCTACTCGCCTATGGCTGCTATCATTGACGGAAAGCGTACTGATGCTACCGAGATTGGTGCCTGGATGGGGGCTGATGAGAGACCGGACCTTGTGAAGGGTGGAAAGTTCCAACTTGTGAAGACCGACAAGACCCCTGGGGCAGGAGAAGGGCCAGTGCGTGCTGCCTACAATCCTTATATGCATACTTCTACTTCGATGATGAACGACCAGTTTACCGGGGCTTATGCCAGAGGTAATATCAAGGTTGTGGAATGGGAGATTCCGGAGAGCGAGAAGACCAGTGGCTATCGTGCTGAGGGTGCAAAGGATGCCGTGGGACTTGTGCCTTGGCATTCGGGTTCCGTCAATGGTTTGTTGCCGAAGGATAGACAGAGGTCGGTGATGTTGTCTCGCTGGAGAAAGGCGGTGAGAGTGGTTCCTGATTCTGAGGTTGCTGAGAGTATCGCAGAGCAGCTGGATGGTACAGGGCTGGCTATTCCTTGGAACGTGGTTACTCCTAATCAGTTGAGGGAGTTGGTTAAACTGGGTGTGCCTATTACTACCGATGAGTCGGGCCAGCAGGCTCCTGAGACTAAGGAGAAGTTCCTGGCTCAGATGAACGAGTTGAAGAAGGAGTTTCCTCAGGCTCAGTTCGTGGACGTGAAAATGACCAAGGACGCTTTCAAGGAATGGGGCAGTAAGGGTATCGTGAAATCTCCTATCTTGGAGCAGAAGTTGCAGAAGCATCCTGATTCGCTGATGAAGGCCGGCACCTACTTTAGTGGTGGTGGACTGGTAGAAGAGGGATTGAAGGGCATCATCGACCCAGTGGTGGCTGTGGAGTATGACCGGAAGATAAGCGGTGTGTATCGCAACAACTTCGGACAGCATATTGTTACGGCTGACGTGAGAGACGTGGACCCTAAGGAACTGGTGAAGCATATTGATGGCGAGGTGGAGTATTTCCATGCTTCGCCTGTATGCAAGAACTACTCTCAGGCTAAGAGCAATGGGGGCGAGGTGGAGCTTGACAAGGAGACTGCCAAGAGTACTGCCGACTTCATTGATGCCGTGAAACCGCGAGTGGTGACTATCGAGAACGTGAAGGGTTACAAGGACTCTGAGGCGATGAAGATTATCACCCAGGCACTGGATAAGAACGGCTACAAATGGGATGCTGACGTTTATAATGCCGCAGATTTTGGTGGTTATACCAGCAGGGAGCGACTGATTGTTAGAGCCGTGAAGGACGGAGAACTGCCGGAGAAGCCTAAGAAGCAACCACGCAAGGGTGGATGGCTAGAGGCTGTGGAGGATATTCTTCCTACCCTGACGGAGAAGAAAAACGGTGTGGCACCATGGATGGATGCCAGACTGAAGGCTGACGGAATCGACTGGCAGAAGGTGGAGAAGCCTCTTTATGTAATGGGCAGTGCCTATGCCGATGGAAAGATACCTCATGCCTATGGTGATGAGATTCTGCCAACGTTGAGAACTAAAAGCGGAGACGTAATCATCATGCCGGGTGGAAAGGTGTTGCGTGCTGATGGCAGGGTATTGGCTAGGATTACCGGACTGGGCGATGACTATCTGTTGCCTAAGACGGAATCTTTGGCGCATACCATCATTGGCAATGGTATTCCGGTGCAGTTGACCAAGGGCGTGATTGCTCCTCTGCTGAATAAGGATGACTTATCCGGTAGAAATGTACTGGCACGACTTGGCAGCTCTATCTTTAAGAATACCTGGGATGCAGACAAGCAGAAACAAGTGAGCGACCGGGTAGTGAACACTGCCAACAAACTGGGTGGTGCTGAGGCTACGGTTTATACTTCTGTAGATGAGGTGCCGGATGCTTATCTGAGTGATGTGAAGAATGGGGCTACCGGATGGTATGACCCTACTACTCACACGGTTCATGTTTATCTGCCTAACTGTGCTGATGCCGATGAGGCTCAGAGAACCGTCTTCCATGAGAAGATAGGACATGAGGGTATGGAAGTGCTGCTTGGTGGTGAGCAGGGCGTGAGAAAGTTTGCGGACTTCGTATATAAGTCTGTAGATAAGAAGACGAGGGGCAAGATTCTCGACTTCGCCAACAAGTATGATCCAGGTTGGAGCAATCCTGACCGCATCAATGTAGGTACGCAGGAGTATATTGCCCATCTTGCAGAGGAGGGTCCAACTACAGCGGAGGACTTTTCTCTTTGGACTAAGATAAAGCATTATCTCATCAAGGTGCTTAAGAAATTGGGCATCCGTGTTCCTGGTTTGCTCAATGATAAGGATTTGAGATATTATCTGATGAAGGCAGGTAAGGCTTTGCACGTTTGGGACAATATGCCGAAGGAGAAGCAGGAGGCTATGATGGCACAGGCTAGCAATGCCGAAATCAAGGATGCGCTAGCTGATGGTGCTGGCAAGGGCAAGCCGAGACAGAAGAAGGGCGAGAGTACCATCCAATACATGAAGCGAGTGATGGAATGGAAGCGATGGAAGGAAGCCCGAGAGGATAAGGAAGACCCAGAGCCACCGATGTTCTATGACTTCGACAAGGATGCCGAGGGCAAGAAGGAATGGGAACGCCTTAACAAGGAGTGGCGTGATAGCCATGGACTGAGAGGCGAGGAAATGCCACTTCGCCCAGAGCGCAAGGAAGGTGAGAGCGATGATGCCTTTATGAACCGCTATAAGGAGTGGGAGAAGTGGAACGATGCCATGGGCGACACGGAAAATCCTATGCCTGATATGTTCTCCTTCGAGAAGCAGAAGCAGGACGAGGCTAGACAGAAGTATGAGGACTGGCTGACTAGACACGAACTGAACGAGCAGAACGATGCCGACCTAGACTTGTATGAGGGTAAGATTTATCCGGCAGAGACCAATCCGAAGGCTGATGCACTGGAGCAGCGAGTGATGCAGGACTTGGCAGAGGTGACTAGCACCGATGTAACTAAGGAAGGTGCAGCTCGTAGTGTACATGATGCTGTTATCTATCGTAGAAAGAATATAGAGAGTGCATCTGCAACCGATGCTATATTTATTAATAGCGTAAAGCATGAACTTAACAAGATGGCTAATGCTAGCTATCTAGGAAGAAAGGCTGATGCTATTGCTGATGTAGTCAAAGAAACAGTTACAGGCAAAACTCCAAAGACTCAGGCAAAGAGAATGGCTGAGGCTATACCTTATATTATAGAGGCACCTAGAAGAATGCGTGATATTGCAAATGAGTTGAATGCTGTTGGTGCTTTTGAGAATGGACATATTCATGTAACCGCAGAAGATGTTGATGCTATTCAACCGTTTACAGAAGAGTTGCGAGATTTGGCTGCTAATAGCCACAAGGTAGAGAAGAATGGTAAGGAAACTATTGTCTATGATGATGTACCTTCCATGACGGAAGTTGCTAGCAAGATGGCAAAAGCTATCAATGAAAATCATAATGGTGAGGAAGGTTTTGTTCCTATTGATGGCACGGACTTCTTAGCCGAGCATGTACTTCCTGTTGTCTTGAAGCGAATTGTGCCAAAAGGTATCGAATATAAGAATCTGAGTGAAGAAATGCAGTCTCTTCTTGGTAAGATTAGAGAATGGTATGATAAAACATTCACTTGGTTGAAAGATAGTCATACCGTAAGGGATGATATAGGCTATACAGCAGACTATGTTAATCATCGATGGGACAAGGAGAAAAGCGATGATAAGGCTTATGCAGATTTGGTGGAAGGCAGACAGCGCACAAAGAGTCCTAATGAAAAGCTTCGAAAGGTAAGTACCTATATGGAAGGTGTTGATGCAGGACTTGTGCCTAAGACAACTGACATAACAGACTTGTTGGCTTACTACAGCCAAAGTAACATTGAGGCATTCGCAAACAAGACGTTCCTTCAAGAATTGAGTGGAATTAATGTGATAGAGCGAAATAAGGATGGTGAGATAATCAGTAGCATGCCATTATTGTCCAGTATTCAGCCAAAAGAAATGATGGTAGATGAGAACAAATATACTCCTTACGTTGTTCCGGGCATTAATACCGTCTGGGTTTACAACCAAGGTAAGATATTCAACAAATCTGCCGAGGATTGGTTTAATGCTGCATTTGGCACTGTTAAAATACCAAAAGTACTGAAAGGTGTCAAGAATGCCATGAGTATAGCAAAGACTTTGGAGTTAGGCTTTTCTGGTTTCCATGCTGGTGCATTAACCGAGGTGTATGCTGTTCAGAACTCTGCTGAGTTTGGACCTGCAAAGGCTATGGCTTACTTTATGAAGTATCTGATTACGGACACAGCTAAGACTCACCAACTTCCAGCCTTTGCTAATCCAGAGGCATTTAAGGAGGCTGCAAAACATTTGGTAAAGTTTGGCTCTACTTCTGACTATGCAACAGCAGATATTGAAAATCTCTACGAGAAGGTACATTCTTATGTGGCAAAACTTCATTCCAAGTTAGTGGATGGTAATGTAGCTATGAAGGCAGGTTCTTCTGTTACTTTCCCTTTGGAGGTTGCAACGGAGTTGTTAAAGATGTCACAGAAGGGTCTTGATGTTGCCTTGTGGAGCTATCTGCATGATGGTTTGAAACTGGCAACTTATCAGCTACGTGCCGAGCGTACAATGGAAAGAGCCAAGAAATTGAATTGGGATGAAGATATGTTGAATAAGGCATTGGATGAAGATGGTCAATTCGTGAATGATATGTTTGGAGGTCAGCACTTCGATGTGCTTGGCATTTCCAAAAAGATGCAAACGATTCTTGATTTCATATTCCTCTCAAAGGACTGGCTTATCTCAACAACAAGACACGCATTGTCTATCTTCGGCTATGGCTCAATCTGGAATGAAGCAAGCATCAAGAATTTCTGGGAATATTACAAGCATGTTCTTGGAAGAGGTGAAATGACCAAAGAAGACTATTTGAGATTGTCGCGTTCAAAATCTGGCCTTCTTTGCTATGGTGTCGGCTTCATGATAGGATATGAAGGCTTGTCACAGCTGGTTAATGCTGCAATGAGAGCATGGGACGAAGAAAAGCAGAAGGAGAAGGCTGATGAGATACGTAAGACAAATCCTAGCTACAAGTCACCATACGAATTAGCATATCCTGATGGTATGCACTGGTATGACTACCTGATGCGTGGCAATAGCCTAGGGCAACAGAGCAAAATCTTTATGGGTCGCTATGCTGATGGAACAGAAATGTATATCCGTCATGGAAAGCAATTTAGAGAGATACCTGAGTTGTTCTTTGATGCCAAAGACAACTTTGCGTTTCCTGGCCCTATGGTTAGGCGCATGTACGGAAAGGCAAGTCCACTGCTAAGAAGTATATTAGATGCCAACGATTGGTTTAAGTCGCCTGATTATGCAGATAAGGAAATGCAGAGAAAGTATGGCGAGAATCTTGGCTTGATTCCGAAACTAGCTTCTTACTATGTGCCGTTTGCAGTTCCGACTCAAAAGGATAAGGAGTTTAAGATGCTTGATTTAGTATTCCCTTCTTCCAAGGGATTCTCTAGATATAAGGCGCAGGATTACTTCAAAACCTTTATTATGTCAGAGGATAAGCAAGGTTTAGCCATGACTTACAACGCTTGTGTACAGAATGGTATCGACCCAGAAGAACAGTTGAAGGCTGCAATCTCTTCTGTGAAGGCGTTGGAGGCATCTGAAATGCAAGACGGTGTTACCTCTCTACAGGTGGCTAGCGAACGCTTCGATGAGGCTAAGAGTATCACGGAAAAGAAGAAGATGCGCCAGAAGATGAAGAAATTCCTCTCTCAAAGCGAGTATAAGGCATTCACCCAGAAGGAGGCACTGGACATGGTGCAGAGCTATCTGAATGGGGAGGATGATTTGAAGGAGATGGAAAAGGCTGAAAACAAGTACTTGATGAAGGCGAAATCGGAGGATGTGACAGAGGACTGGAGAATACAGGCTGTATGGAACGGAACGATGGAGACCTACGATGAGTATCTACGCTTGAAGGATGTTGACAAGGCGAAGGCTAATGCCTTCAAGAACAGCAAGACCAACAAGCGACTGTTTGCAGCTAGAAAGGCTATCTCTGCTGCAAGAAGGAAGATGAATAAGGCTAAGAAGCAAATGGACGGTCAGAACGATGCCGCCAAAATGGTGGAGATTCGCAAGACCAGAAAGGAGCTGATTGAAACATTAAACGGAATGGAGTAGCCCGGCGCACTCCATTCTGAAAAATGTTCTATATTTCCTTGAAATAGGATTGGCCAATGTGGTTTTGTGTTCGATTTTTCTTTTTAGCCCGGCATAAAAAAAGTGACGAGGGCTTACTCGTAGCCCGGTATATAATAAAAGGGACTTGCTTCACAGCGAGTCCCTTTTTGATAGTCGTAAAATTCTAAATTCCAAATATATTTTTAATAAAAAATGAAAATCGTATTTTGAAGATGTTGGAGCGATGACTAACCTATCTGGGCGGGTCCGTTGGCTTCTGCCTTCTTAGGCTTCGCCCAATCTATGTAACGCTTCATGGCTTCGTCCATGCTCTGCTGTTCACTCTTTGGAGCTTCTTTCTTCTTTTCGCCCCAAAGACGGTGAGCAATATCATCCAAGCACCACTGCCAATCGTCTCGAAGGGTGATAACCTTGGAGCTTGGCATGATGGTGACATCTGCCTTTGGTGGGTCAACATGCTTTGTGTTGCCATCCTTGTCGGTCTCTTCCTTGGTGTAGATAGAGGAGAATGGTACATTATTGTCGTTAAGAAACTTCTCCACATCCTCCTTCTTGTTGTCACAGAGAAGAATGCAGACGGAAACCTTATTCTTCTTCAAGGTGGTGAGGGCTTCTTTCGCCTTGCCAACCAGGGAGAGGTTGCCTTTATCATCCTTGGTGATGACGCAGGCTTCGTGAACATTGATTGATTTACTCATACTATCATCTAATATATTAGAAATTCTACATTTAAAAGAATTGCGGAACAAAAATAAGGGGAAAATATGAGAAAGTAATGTTAAGTTGCGCAACTTATCACTAAGAAGTGAGAAAAAGGCGGTATTTTTGGCGAAAAATTAAGAATTATGCCAGATAATCGTGTTATAAATGATATTTCGAACTATGCCGAGCCTGGACCTGACTCCCTGGAGGGAGTGAGCAGGGAGCGGTTTGCCCAGACGGACAGCAACCTTCGGCTGATAGAATGGGCTTGCCAATACTTCTATGATGGCGCAGAGCTGAGAAAGAAGTGGAAGCGAGCGCAGGACTTCGTGATGGGCAGACAGCTGGAAGAACTGATAGAGTGGAACGGCAGAAAGATAAGCATCCGTCAGTATATGGAAATGAAGGGTATGCCTATACTGGAATATGATGTGATAGGTGACAAGCTGCTTTCTCTCGTAGGACTTGTGCGCCAGCAGCGCAGTACAGCCTCTTGCAGTGCCGTAGACCCCAACGAGGAGGACTATATCAATTTCTTCAATGAATACCTTCGGCAGAACGACAACTTGAACGACCGACAGGAGCTAGATGCCAGAATGTTTTATGCCTTCTGTGTCTTCGCCTTCGTGGGCATGAAAACCTACTATGGCAGGAAGGACGGAAAGAATGGTATATTTGACTACATGGTGGACATCTTTAAGATAGCGTTGCCACCTTTCTTCAAGTATGACCTGAGCGACATAGAATTTATCGCTGAGGCTCACGATTTGACTTGGCGAGAGATAATCGCCACCTTCACCGATGGAAGCAAGGCTGAGGTGGACAAACTGAGCGAGATATATCTACAGACACAGCATCATTTCGCTCCAGAACAGACTTATCACCCGAATGGTGAAGCGCAGTATGCAGGGATAGACGATTTCACCCATTCTTCGGTAATCGGTAAGTACCGGGTATTGGAGATATGGACGAAGGAGACTAGACCAGCCATCTGGGTGCATGACTGGGATGCAGGAACTAGCGGATATGCCTCTCCTGACCAACGAGCTTTCTACGAGGAGAAGAAGCGGAAGCTAGAGGAAGCCAACATCATGAAGGACGAGAACGGTCTGCCTGTGCTCGATGAGAACGGTGAGCCTATCTATTATGTGGACTCATCAGAGCTTAAGACCATCGAAATGAAGGATGAGGTTGAGACCTATTGGTACAGAAGATACCTAACTCCGAATGGCTATCTGCTGGATGCTAGGGAATCGCCTTATTATGTATTGAGAGACGGTTTCAGAACTTCCATCATGCCATATACCTTCGTGGCATATCCTTGCCTGAATGGCGAGGTAAGAAGTTTTTCGATGCGTGCCGAGAATAATCAACGCACCTTGAACCACTATATGATGATGATAAACTTCATTGTAGCGAATGGTGCCAAGGGTACGATGCTTGTGGATGAGAATGCTCTGAGCGAGAAACAAAGCATCGATGAAATGCAAGTGAACTATACCAAAACAGATGGCTTTATCTTATGGAACTCCAAGAATGGAGGCAAGCCACCGCAGAATTTGGTCAACAAGAGTATTCCGGCAGGAGTTGACTTCATGGTTAACTTCGCCAAGACCATGGCAAGTGAGGGTACAGGCGTGCAGGGTGCTCTGCAAGGCGTTCATCGCAACACTAGCGGTAAGCAATACCAACTGGAAAGGGAAAGTTCATCCACCACGATACAGGACTTCGTGGAGAGCTTCAATAACTTCAAGGTGAGAATCGCCAAGAAGAAGCTGTATCTCATACAAGAGTTTTGTACCTCAGCGGATAGCGTGAAACTGACAGGGGACGATTTCGAGACACATTTCAATCCAGAGACCATGAGGGATATGGATTTAGATGTTTCCATCGACTTGGACGCTTACAGCCCACTTATCAGAAATGCTAATAACGATATGGCTTGGCAGATGATGGTTAGTGGTAAGATGGACCCATATACGATGCTGACCGTAGGACAATTCCCTGGTACTAGCAGAATGAAGAAGTACTTCAAGGAACAGCTAGAGAAGCTACAGGCGATGCAAGCGCAGCAGCAAGCGAATGGCGAAATGCCTACAGCAGGAGCTGGACAACAGCAGACAGGTACGCCAGCAACACACCTGAAAGATGCAAGCGATGGAGTAAATGACTTGGCAACTTTGCCATCATCGGGCACATAAAAAGAAAGTTCTTAGAATCATAATAAACTCTTAAGTTTTTAGTTAGTAGATTGTTTTTAGGTTTTAGTTTAAAGGTAAAAAGATAAGGAAGAGGAGACCGTGATGGCTTTTTCTTCCTTTTGTTTTGTGTGGGCTTAAGCTATACCATATTTCTTCTTGTAGGAGCGTAGCTTTTCCATCGGGACGGAAACACGATACATGTAATAGTCTTGCCACTGCTTCAACTTCTTGGCTCTAACCTTGTTGTCGGCATCGCAGCCGATTGCTCCCCATTTTGACGGGGTGTAGTAGTAGGAGGCAGCCTTGATGTCTTTCACGTTCTTGAAGTAGCGTGTTGCCTTCCACTTGCCAAGCTGGACTAGGCGACGGTAGGCGAGCATACCCTTGCGGTTGGGGTCGTAGGTCATAATCGCCCAATCCTTGTGAGACTGGTCGTAGAGCATGTAGAAGCGAGGCGCACCACCTTCCTTGTACTTAGCAAGGGTGGCTTTCACTCCCTTCTGCCACATACGAGTGGAGCGGAAGAGTTCGATACGAGTGATGACTGGCTGGTAGATGGCTATCAGCATCTTGCGAAGATGATTTTGATAAACTTTTTTCATTTTTCTTTTTACTTTTAATTGTTAACTTATATGGACAGGCGATGGAATCGCCTGGAACGGTGGCTCAGGGAGAGGGCTAGCTGCCACCACCTATGCCTGACAGCTCGGCTACTACAGGTGGGCGGTTGCGGAGGCGTTCACGCTCTATCTCTGCCTTTGAACGGAATGGAACGATTTCAGGTGCTGGCATATCCTTCTCCACGTAGAGGGCGATAGCTCTAGCCATAACACGGTCATCGTGCTTGCCTGCAATGGCACCGTAGCAGTCGTTCTGCTTGTAGTAGAGGAAGTAGGTGCATTCATCAATGGCTGCAAGTTCTCGCTCCATATAGCCACCGTCTCGGATGATGCGTGCCATGGTCTTCACTACTGCCACCTTGGTAGCCTTGTTAGTATTGAATCCCCATTTGGTCTCAATGTTCTTCACCTTCTTCAACTTGGACTGTGACGCACTATATAGATTGTGGTAGAGAGGGATGAGAATAGGGAAGAACAGCTCAGACTGGTTGCCCTCGGTATTATTCATACGAGAGTAAGCGGTATTGTTCTCGATAACCAGGAAGGCATCATTAAAGAAATGAGCAATCTGGGCGCAACGCATGGCGAGTTGGTCGGCATCGCAGTGACCATGCCATTCGGCTACAATCTCGGGAACACCACCATAGATTTCATCGTAGCGGTCGAGCACCACGATGTCGGAGAAGTCGGAGGTTTTATGTGAACCACCAATATCGCAGGCTACAACGTAACGATGCTTGACAATCTCGGAGTTGTCGGGTCCAGCCCAAACTTTGAGAGGTCCACCAGCACGCTCTACGAAACGGATGTTGTTCATGCAAGCAGGGTCGGCAGCATCGTAGGAATCTCCCTCGATGTCGCCCACCATGATAGGCTCGATGCCCTTGCAATCCTCTTCCATCTCCTTCAACTTGTAAGGGTCGAAGACGGTAGTGCCGGAGAAGAGGAAGGCTTCCACGTCATCGGAAGGGTACTCTTGGCGCATACCATCCAAGTCGCTGTACTTCTTGCACTCATTCACATACCAATGGATGCCTTCGAGGGTTGCACCCTTGATTTCCCAAAGCCACCAGAAGTAAGAGCCATGATATTGCTCATCCTCACGATTCTTGTAGAGCCAAAGAACGAAATCAATCTTTTCTTGCTCAGACTTGAAAGGAAGGATATACTTCTCGATGTGGAACCATGGAACGAAGTAAGGGGTATAGATGGAAAGGCGATTGCCGTCCTTGTCGAAAGAGTTGGCACGCACCCATTCATCATGAAACTCATTTTCACGCCCGTTAGGGGTAGACTCTCGCACGATGAAGGTGTAAGGTCTCGTAACATTGATAGGCGAGATTGCGGCATTGACAACCTTCTGTGGAGTCCACTCTGTAGTGTTAGGGAAAAAGGCTTCCTCGGTGATGTGAGCCATAGCTGCATCGGCAGAACGGCAGGACTCAGGGTTACGAGCCGAACCAGTCTGTATCTTGCAGGAGCGAGGGATGAGGTACTTGATATTGTTCTGAGTGCTTGATGTGCGGAGTTTGCGAGAATCTTCCTTGAAAGTCTCTCCAATCTCATAGTAGAGCCATGTAGGGATGGCATTCGCCAATTTCTCGTACATATCGAACACCTGGGTAGCAGATGAAGACTGGTGACCGATGATGTTGCTATTCCAGTTGGTCTTCCAGAACATCTGAATCCAGAACATGTAAACCTCGGTATCAGTAGAACCTCCCCATTGGCGACACTTCAAGAGGATAATCAAAATACTGTGCAGCTCACCATGAAGGCGTTGCCGTTCGAAATCCTTGGTGAGACCTATCTGTGCATGGTTGAGAAGGAAAGGTATATCATCGCCACCATCCTTATTCTTGATTCGGGCATAGGCATAGGCGAAGAAATAAAAATCGTGCTTACAGCGCAGACGGATGAGATAGCGGAATACTGCATCGCGAGCCTTTTCTTGATCCAGGTCTGCCATGTACTTCTCGCAGAAGGCAGAGATAGAACCGCACTTGATGATGGCGCAGAACTTCTTTTCCTTCAACATCTCTACAGGAAGCCAAAGTTTCTTTCCATTCAGGAAATCTGTGATGACGCACTCGAAGCGAAGACCAGGGGCATTCTCTCCTGTAATGGGACGATAAGTAGCGAGGAGGCTTGTGAGCCTTCTCTTATTCTCCTCTAGAATCTCGTTGAGTTTCTCTTCGGACAGTTGCTGCTGAGGTCGTACCTTTAATGTGGATTTTGCTACTGGCATCCGTTATATATAATAATGTTATGTGTTGAATGTTAAATGTTGAGTTTTTGAGATTTGCGAATGAATCCTTCTGCCTTGGCATAGATGAATCCGATGGCAAAGAGGATGAGGTGATAGATGCCAGCTATGTGAGGGAGGAGGCATCCAATCACTAGGATGATGAGCATCTGCCAGAAGGCTAAGCGTTTTCGCCTGTAGAGCCACGGAGCGGTGAAGCCCATGAAGAAAGATATAATGACCGATGCGCCCAAGACTGGGAGGGACGGATAATAAAGGAAGGAGAGACCAACGGAGGCAAGCCACGAAGCCAGCACACGATGGATGCGAAACTGACGATGCACCATAAGGAGGCACCAGGCATTAACAGCCCAATGGATGAAGTTGGCATGACCGAACATGTAAACGAAATGGGAGTATTGAGGCGAGGATGGCGACACAGCAAGATTGGCGTGCAGCGGAATGATGAAAGCCATCAGGAGGACGATGAGGAGTGTTATATATAATGTACGCATAATGAATGAGAGTTTTATCGAGTGATGAATGATGTTTTCTTATTGCGGAAATAATTGTTGATTTTCATCTGTATGTAGCGAGGTGCCATCCCCATGTTGGGCGCAGGAAGGTCTAGGCACACATACACAAGATGCTTGGTGTTGTATTCCTTGTATTGTTCCATCTGACGGAGGCGCAAGAAATCCTGATAGAAGGCTTCGAATAGCTTTTCCTTCATGGCTTGGTATTTGCCGAACTTAGGCTTTTCCCCCTTGATGCGTTTGCATACATACCGATAGGCTGTGCTATCAGCGAGATAATAACAAGAGGCTGGCATCTTGGCGATGTAATCGCATATCTTAGCCATGGTGGTAGGATATTCTACCATCCTCTTGGCCTTACGAAAGAGCAGAAACATTTCCTGGTCTCTTTTAAGGTAAATTTCGGATATGGAATTTAGATGTTTCATGCCAACAAAATTAATTCATCAAGATGCAGAACTTATCACAAAGTAATGCGAAATTTTGCTTAATTTAGCACACAAATATTAAAAATGAACGTTTATGGCAAAAGAAACGATTGATAATCAGAATGTTAAATCAAAGCGAGATTCTTTCAGAGAGCGTCTTGCTCAGCGTTATCCCGACCTGAATATGGACGATGATGAGGCTGTTTATAACCAAATTGCGACCGATTACGACCAGTACGACCAAAGCAAGAAAAGGATGGACGACTTCAACAATATGCTGAAAGAAAATCCTCATGCGCCTGGGCTGGTGACAGGTCTCATTACAAAGAAAAATGCCGATGGTGGCGACTTCAACCTTATCGACTACTTGATAGACGAGCTAGGACAGGACTACATAGAAGCCATCAATGGTGACGAGGAGGCTAGGAAACGCTTGAAGACTAGCGAGAAGGAAAAGCTAGCAGCCAGTGAGAAACTAGCCAAGGGCAAGGAGACTCTTGCAGCCAACATGAAGCAAGAGGATAAGGAACTTGATGCAGCCATGAAGGAAGCCAAGATTAAGCCCGAGTCTATCAAGGACTTGATAGAGTGGATGTATAAGCGTAGCGATGATGGCGAAGACCACGATGATGATGGATTCGTATGGCGTGCTGCCCGGTATGGCTTGAAGAAGGCAGACTTCTTGCGTCTCTTCCAAATCAAGGACTTCGACAAGGCTGTGGCTGATGCCGAGGATAGAGGCTATAAGCGTGGCAAGAACGAGAAAATCGACCAGCAGAAGCAGCTACATGATGGAAGACAGGGTGGCAAGCGGAACATCAACATCAATGGTGGCGGTGGTGCTCCTTCTCTTCCAAAGGAGAAGAGCCGAACCGAACAGGTGTATAGCCAGATGGTTGGAATGTAGCTCTTATCAATTAAGAATTTATAGTTAATAATTAATAGTTAAAAAAATGTAGATTATGAAACAGTTTAAGAAATGGTTTGGATTCATGATGGCGATTTTCGTCATGATTCTGAGTGGTGGCAGCTCTTATGCTATGGCAGAAACTCCTCCTAATATTCCAGCAGGTGAAGGTGGCGGTGGTCCTACAGGTCCAACGGATGGTCCAGGCGTAGGTGGCACGGGTCCAAAGTGGCAGGGTGGAAGCCAAGAGCAACAGGAGAAGATGAGCAACTGGGACTACTATGTGGCTCATGTGAACCCTACCGTGGTGGAAATGAAGCTGGAGAGTTGTCCAATCGACCAGATTCTTCGAGCATCGAAACGTATGACTCCTGTGACTAGCAACCGCATCGAGTATTATTCCATCGGTCAGCGACCAATCAAAACCAAGCTGACGGAGAAGTTGGCTAAAACCACAAGTGGTGGCTCTGTGACCTTGAAGGTGGAGAATCCTACAGTATTCGGTGTAGGTGACATCCTGATGATTAATAGCAGTCTAGGCTATCAGGACAATGGTACAGACCGAAGTACTTTGATTCCTTTGCAGTTGCGTGTTACTGATGTTGATAATGATGGCAACCCAACTTGCTATGCACTGAACGGTAAGAAGAACGCCAGTCGTGGTAATCGTGACATTCCAGAGGATATTGCAGTAGGCACTGTAGTAATGCGACTGGGACGAGCCGCAGGTGAAAAAGAGGTAGAGACTGGCAGCTACTACTCTATGCCAGACAAGAGCTTCCAGTATTGCCAGCGATTCATCATGCAGGTGGAGGAGTCTCTTATCGACCGTATGAGCAAGACACAGGTACAGTGGGACTTCACTCGCCAAGAGAAGATGGCTATGGACGATATGCGCCAAGGTCAGGAGCTGAGCGGACTGTTTGGCTATCGCTCTATGTCGAATGGTGGCAAGGATGTAGGTCTTGTTTATACCATGGGTGGCATCTTCTGGGAAGCTGGTAAGGATTTGCAGATTGGACACTGGGAGCCAAAGATGTTTAGACAAGCCGATGGCACTCTAGTTCCTGTAACACACGATGTAACCGTTCCTGATGGTTCTAGCGGTACAAAGGTTGAGAAGAAGCAGGTATATGAATATGTGATTAGCGAGAAGGAGCTGACCCAGTTTATTGCATCCATGTTGAAGGGTGCAGGTAACTCTAGCCGTACCAAGTTGCTCTTCGTGGACAACTTGATTTATCAGGCATTTGCTAACCTTCGTAGCAATAAGCGCATCATCACGCAGACGGAAAAGGACTACCAGGGATGGAAGCTCGACTTCGAGAAGTTTGAGAGCATGGGAACTAAGATTCTCATCTATCGCCACGATGCCTTCAACAGTTGGGGCATGGATGGTAGAGCCTTCTGCTTGGATGCTCGTTATCTCGACAAGTATGTATTCGGAACTTGGACACGAAGAGAGTTTAATGCCAAGGACTTGCTGATTCGCAACACCGCAGGTGTGGTAATGGAGGAATATAGCTGTTGGGTTCTGACATTCCCAGATGCCCATGCTCGTGTATCTCGCCCTACCTTCACAGAGGACGGTGTGACCGATGAGCAGATTTTGGAGTCAGCTTAAACATCGCAAAGGGAACTGATAGTTTTCTAACATATATCAAAACTCGGGGATAGTTGAGGCTCTAGATGGGAACAATAGCCCTCGGACTAGGCTTCGCTATCCCTTCACCCATAAACACAAAAGATATGTATAGATTTGTAGCAAACAGTATGCTCATCTTTGTGGTGACTCTGCCTAGCGGACTTGTGAAGAGCGTGGAGTTTGAGAGGTGCAGTAACAGTGCTTATTCTTACCTCACGGACAACAAACAGGTGGCTGACTGCATCAGAAAGCATCCGTTAACCAAGGCTGGACGCATCAAGGATGAGAGCGAACCTGAACCAGAGCCAAAGAAAGCTCTTGATGAGGTAATAGGGAAGGCGATGGACTTGATGGACGATAACGCCCTTCGCTTCGAGAATATCACCAAGGCAAAGAACTATCTCCAGAAGTCCTTCAAGGTGGATGTAAGGAAACTGAAATCACCTGAGCAGGTGAAGGAGAAGGCTAAGGAGCTTGGCATGGTGATTGAGTTTTAGTTTATAGTTTATAATTTATAGTTAATAGGTTTCTTGCTTATGGAAGTTCTTATGAGTGACCTTGTAAAGGAAATGAGGCTTGCGCTGGACGAGGTGAAGCACGATGAGCTGAATGATGTCTTTGCCGATGATTCGGACGAGGAAATGAAACAAGCTATCGAGACAGCAGCACAGCAGCTATTGCTGCAAGCACCACCGCAGATGCTACAGCCCCAAAGAGTAGTGGCTTCACTGAATGAAAGCGGTAAGCAAGATTACGATGCCATTCAGACGCAATACACCGATGGGCATGGTAGCCTGGTGATACCAGACGATTGGCTGAGGCTCGTAGAGCTGAGGCTGAAAAGTTGGTCTTCTTCGTTGGTGGCATTGATGGACCCAGGAAGCAAGGAGGCTCAGATGCAAGCCTCTCGATGGACTAGGGGGACACCGCAGAAGCCGAAGGGCATGATAACCGTTTCGCCTACTACAGGAAAGCGAGTACTGATGTACTGGACAGCTGGACGGTATTCTGCTAACCATGATACGCCTACCAATAAGGTGTATGACCATGAAGTGGAGCTGTTCACTTACGTTCCTTACCAAAAGGTGAAGGATGTGCTTGAAAAGGATGGGAAAACGGTGACAGGCCAGAAAATCATCCTAGCCTTGACTGACGAGTGCAAGAAGTATCTCATTTATCGTTCCATCTCCATCTTCTTGATAAGTAAGAAGGAGAGTGACCTGGGCGAGAAGTATAACCAATTATCACAAATATAACAAGATATGGCTAATGATATAGACAAAACGAGTCCTCACTACAAGGGGGAGTTTGGTAGTATCTACGAGGTGAACCAAAAGTTTCCTTCGGGAGGCGTGGAAGGTGACTATGTGGCTATTGATGGTTGGGCGCATTACTGGAATGCGGACAGAGGAACTTGGTGCGTGAACGCTCAGAGGGATAGCTACTGGGATGAGCTTATCACCAATATCATCGAACATTTCAAGACCATCAAGGGTAGTACCTATATGGGGGTGGCTACTGCTGATACCGTGCCTGATACTACGGCTGCAAAGGTGTTTTATTTTGCGCTGCAAGGTGGAAAATATGCTAACTTCGGAAATCAAGATGTAGCCCAGGGCATCAATGTGCTGCTGACCGAGGACGGTAAATCTTGGACTGTGCAGAGTCTTATTTCCGTTGCACAGGAATTGGGTGCTAGCACAACTATGCTTGTGAGCCAGAAGGCGATTACGGATGCCATCAATCGCAAGGCTAATACGACCGATGTGGATGAGGCTTTATCTAAGAAAGCTGATAAGGAAACGATGAACACGGAACTTGCCAAGAAGTTTGACAAAGTTTCTGTTGTTCAGGAAACAGGGACGGCTACAGATAAGGTTATGAGCCAGAAGGTTGTTACGGATAATCTTACAGAGCTGCAAAATACGGTCTTTCCGCTAGAGGTGTCTTTATCCCTTGACAAGCCTTTGCTAGAATATACTGGTAGTGAGCAAAGCATCAAAGCTACTTACTCTATCAAGCGCAAAGGTTCGCCAGTCACGCCTACAGCATTGGCTCTGTCTGTTGATGGTTCTCTTGTTAGTATTGATGTAAAGCAAGCAGATACAGTTACTATCAAGGTGAATAAGGAGGGAGAAACGCAAATCATCCTCACCGCAAAGCATGGCGACCTCGTAAAGTCGGCATCGAGTAAAGTGACAATGGTGTTGCCTATCTACTACGGCTTCGGTACAACGGAAACGGACATAGCTATTGCAGCCAATAAGCTTTCGCCTCGTCTGTCTGCTAGTGGAACTTACGCAAAGACTTCGGCAAAGGACGATGTTAACTTCATCATCCTTGCGCCTAAGACTCTTCCGAAACTTACCAACTTCACGATGGGTGGTGCTCCTTTCGTGATGGAGATTTCTTCCGTCACTATCAATGGTAAGGACTACTACATGTATAAGAGTGGTGCTGTTTACATGAATGGTACGACCTTGAACGTTCAAGCGAACTAAAAAATATAAGTAAATATGGCTGAAAAATTAAAAATAGCAAAAGGAAACATTGGCAATGCCCTACACAGCATTGCCAAAGACCATGTTACCACCGTTGCCGATGAAATCTTTGATGAGGATAAGCAGAAATATCAGTCGGAGATTAACGATGAACTCGACAAAAAGCTGAACAGAAATCTTCTAGCCATAGAGTTTGACGATGATACAGGTGAACTGAATGCTATCCTAGGGCAAGACACGACTATCAAGTCGGTGGAAACGGATGAGGATGGGAACGTAATCATAGAACAAGAAATTTCATAAAATTAATTATATGGCAACAACAAAGCAAAATATCGGTAAGATACCAATCATGAAAGGTGAGTACCAAAAAGGTACTACCTATCAGCGGTTGAACCAGGTAACCATGCTTGGCTCAACCTATCAAAGCAAGATAGATGGCAATACTTCCGCTCCTGCCCAGATGGGAGCGGACGGTGCCGTTGAGAACATCAACATGGACAAGTGGCTTTGTATTGCGGTTGGAAACGTTTCAGCCGCAAGAAAAGTCGTGTACAATAACGAGACCAGCGGACTGGAGGCCGGAAACGTGCAGGAAGCCATTGATGAGGTGGGTTCCAAAGTCAGCGACTTATCTAAATTAGTCGATGTATTCACAGTGTCTAGTGATAATAGAAAAACCACTAATATAAAAGGTAAATTTAGAGCAGGAGACAGAATCAGAATAACTTGTGATAATATAAAGATAGAATCTGGTGATGACTCTCCTATTATTGCGGTTTCTAGCAAAGGTTTAGCAAATGAATTTGTTGTAAACAATTTAAAGGAAGGAGATTCAAAATATAGTATATATGAATTTACCAATGATATAGAAACTTTTGATGTTTTTATAGGAGAAAAAGTGGATAATAAAAATACATTTGTATCTGTAGATGTAAAAATAGAAAAATTAGGAGAAGATTACAATAATTTGCAAAAAACACAAGAAAAATTAAGTAATGTATCCACACAAATAGAAAAACATATAGAAAATGCAAACAGTAAATTGACATACCCAGAAAGATTTACTTTAACTTATTCTGATAAAACATACAAGATTAATAAAAAGTTCAAATCGGGTGATGTAATATCTTTTGCATGCACAAATTTTTCTGTTGAGAAAACAAATGGAAGTGCGTATAACTTAAATATATTCGACTCTAGTAATACAAAGTTATATACTAAAAAACCAGAAGACGCTCATGATAATATTATCATTCCTTCTGATACGGATTTTATAACTGTAGTTTTATCCTATAATGAAGCAGTCACATCATTTAGCGCAGATATTTGTATATCAATAGATGCGCAGGCATCTGCTACAACAAAAAATAGAGTTGATTTAATTGGTGGTTACAGATTCGCTTCACATATTAGTTCAAAAGAAACAAGAAAAATAGAACTTCCTTTTGACTATAAAGCTGGACAGCCTATCACATTTATAATTTCAAATTATTCCGTGAAAGGTTCTAAAGATGCAAAGCACAATATAGCTATATATGATGCCAGCACACCATTAATGAGTTTAAATGATAATGGAGAAAATACTGTTATTTTAGACAAAGACACTGATACACTGACTTTGTATTTGAGCTATACTGACGAAATTACATCTTTGGAGATGGATGTTGACGTCTTGTATGGAGCAACGTCTTCTTCATATACAGAATTTAATAATATTAATTCAACAATAGATGCCAAATTATCCTCATTATTAATGAATGGTAAAATCACTAGTTATGTTAATTCAAATTCTATGTATATAGGTTTGGATATACCATTTAATGCTGATTGTGTTTTAAAAGAATTTGCAATCTCGTGTTATCAGGCATTATCTAAACATATCGGTGAGTCTTTTGAGTTTATTATAGGAACAATAGACCAAAGAAATTGGCTTTTGCCAAGAATTTCTTTTATGGCACCTATCTCAAGAGTTGAATCTGGCAAAATTTATTTTGATTTAAAAAACATCAAAATTGTTGCCAAGGAAGGAGAAATGCTTTTTGTTAAAATGCACAATTTATCTGAAAGTAAAGTCTTGTGTGGTTTATCTAATGATACTTATGATGATAGTAAAATTGTTAAATACACAACGGATTTGAATACAGAATTGTCTTCCTATACAGATAGAGGTTTCTCTTATTTTTATTTAAGCTATATTAACGTGAATAGTATATTTTCTTACAAAGAAAATACTGAAAGTTTAGAGAAAAAAATAGTAAACATTCAGTCGCAAATAGCAAATGATAAAATTTACATAGACGATGTAACGAATAAAAAATATAAATTAAAAGTTTCAAACGGAAGTATTGTTTTGCAGTCAACAAAGATAGAGAAGATGCTTGTAATAGGACATAGTTTTGTTAAGTATACAAATTCACCTTCTGTAAACTGGTATCTCGACGATGGAGAAAATAGAGCAATGGCTCCTAGTATTAATACTCATCAATGGACTGAATTTATTAAGTCAAAACTAAATTGTAGTGTTGATATAAAAGTAGGCATTGAATTTGAAAGAAATTATTCTCCAGACTACGATTTTGCGTCTAAATGGAATGTACAAGATGATTATGATGTTATCTGTGTATATTTAGCTGATAATGCTATATATGGTGACACAATGAAAGAAAGTTGGGAAGCAATGCTGAACTATCTGAAAACTGCTGCTCCAAAAGCAAGAATATTCTGTACAGGTAGCTGGATATATAAGGATACAGAAAAAGCTATAAGAGAAGCTTGCTCAAATGTTTATGGTGTCAATTATACAGATTGTGTCGGTTTATATAGTAAAGAAGTAAATAAAGCAACAATTTGGAAAAAGGGTGATTACTATTATGGTAGGGAGTCTAGCTATTATCCGATTAAAGATGCTTATCTTCATCCAAATGATGTTGGACATTTAAGTATAGCCAATAGGTTTTTACAGTCATTTGGAGAAGACGCAATTACAGGGAACACTCATAATATTACTCTCAATCAGAAGAGCGGAGGAACTATTGAAACACCAAATATTCTTTGGGTCGAAAATGGTATCGTTACAATAAGATGCAATCCTTCAAAAGGATATGCTATTAATAATGTGTCTGTATCAAAAGCAAGTGGTGATGTAATTATTTCCACAAGAAGAAGTAACACAATATTAGATGGTACAGAAAGAGTTTACTATACATTTACTATGCCAAATGGAAATGTTATAGTTACTCCAGAATGGACTACTGTTCAAGAAGAACTCTAAGTCGCTGACTTTAGAAACAACAAAAGGCGAGGGGATTTTTCTCCTCGCCATAAAAATAAAGCAATATGGAAAAAGAAGATTTGCATGCCTCCTTGCTATTCCTAATGAATAAGTTGGAGGAAATCAAAGACAATCCGATGCAGGATAAACGCTTTGTCGGTGCATTGGTTGAAGTGTTGAGATACTTCCGTGATAACGGAGAGTTAAGAAAAGCCTTTAAGCTTCACAAGGAGGGCTTGGCAGTTTTGGAGAAGTCTTCTTGGCTTAAGATTGTTACGGCAATGTGCAGTGCAAAGATGGACGAGTTTGGAACTGAGATTCCTCCAATCGACATCAAGGAGAGCATAGCCAAGATGGCTTCGGATGAGTATGTAGAGCAGAAAATCAAAGAAGTACTTGGATAGTAGCTTATGAAGGATTGGACAGGAAATAGAAAGAGTATGTTCGTGACTTTGGGAGCATCCAACCACACGGACAAAGAACGTGAGAGTAATGACTTTTACGCTACTGACCCTATCGCCATTGATAAACTGGTGACAGTTATACAACTTCCTCGTAAGATTTGGGAGTGTGCTTGTGGTACAGGGTGCTTATCTGACCGACTGATGGACTTCGGGCATGAAGTAATCTCCACCGACCTTGTGGACAGAGGCTATGGGAAGGTAAGAGATTTCTTGGAAACTACCGAACTGCCGAACGATTGTACTTGCATCCTCACCAATCCGCCATACAAGTATGCCCTGGATTTCATTAAGCACAGCTTGGAGCTTCTTCCTGATGATGGACTTTGCATCATGTTCTTGAAGACTACCTTTCTAGAAGGACAAAAGAGGTATGATGAGCTATTTAGCAAGCATCCTCCTCAGTATGTGCTGCAATTCTCACGAAGAGTGCTTTGCGCCAAGAATGGAGAGTTTCAGAGAATGAAGGACGGAGGAGGCAGTGCTGTTAGCTATGCTTGGTTTGTTTGGAAGAAAGGTTTTCATGGTGATACAGTCATCAAGTGGATATAATATAATAAGGTGTAACTCTTGATGGAGCTACACCTTATTTTATATATGATGAATTTGCGATTGTTGCTTACAGATTGTTACTTTAGTAAAGTTTAACTTTAAAATTTTGCTCAAAATGAATTGGTTTGAGCAAAAAAGTTGTAATTTTGCCACAGATTTTAATTTTATAAGGACATATGAACAATTAACTATAGACAAAAGGAGGTTTTTCTATGACACAAGAACAAGAAGCCGAAGTCCAACGGTTGATAAAGGACGTAGATGTTACAGAACTGATGGGAATGCTTATGAAGCATGGCAACAGATATTCCAGAAGAATCTTAAAGTTCTTCCGGTGGTACTGCAAGTATATGCCCATAAGCCTTATGTTCTTTCACGCTTATGGTATCTGGGACTTTTCTCATCATCCCAAAGAAATGTTTGTTCCTCACGAAGAAAATTTGCCATGTTATCTCTTCATTTATTTTATGGTTTATATTCTTCCGATGGTGACAATTTTGGCTAGTAGATTTTTCTTTTTGTGCTGGTGGTATCGTATTCCTTTCTTCTATTTCTTCGGCATTAATGCTGCACATATAGTGGAGTGGAGCTGGTACACTACCAATGCTATGGTTGATTCTTGCTATACTGTTATGATTGTAACAGGTATGTTTTATCTCTATGGCTTTTCTGATATGATTATCAATAAGACGAAGATGGGTAGAAAATTCTTCGCATAGAGATTGCTGGAGATAATAGGAGAATAATAGAGATTTTTGGAGAATAACGGAGAAAATTGGAGAATTATGAAAAAATTGTTGAATTATGAGACCCTGGGAAATGCGTTGAAGGCGATGAGCGATGCTTGCTTCAAGGCTGCAGAGCAGCAGAAGAATGGGGAGAAGGTTACGGCTTGCGGTATGAGCGATGATGATTTGGACAATCTTTGTGAACAGATTCCATTCATGCTGAATCCTTATATGACTGCCGGGCAGGTGAAGAAGGAGGCGCATATCAGCGAATCTACCCTAAGAAGGGCTATCGCTGATGGGGAGCTGGAAAGCGTGGGGAACGCTGGGGACCATTCTCATTTCTTCAAAAAATGGGACGTTAGAGAGTTTATCAAGAAAAGACTGAAAAGAAACAAGTAGGAAAGGAGAGAGGCGAGAGATTGCTTCTCTCTTTTTTATGCTCTAAAACACACAATTTTTGCCTTAAATTATACGCAATATTCTTGCGAAAATATACATACGATGGTTTTGATATGGGTTTATGTCACGTTAACACGCTGATATTCATAGAATAAAAGTTTTTGTGACAGAGTTATTTTTGCTTTAGCCTATTTTCCTTAACTTTGCACACGTAATCGGTTACATGTGAGTATAAACAGAATGTACAACTTTTATTTCTTTAGGAATTATGGCAGAAGAAGTAATTAAGACTACCTCTTGTTGCAACGATGCAATGATGGGTGGTTTGCTTGGAGCGATGGCAAATCGTGACAACAACAATCCTTTGGCAATGGCGGCTATGATGCGTGACCGTGACGATGCCGACATGTGGAACAATCCATTTGCCTACATGATGATGATGGGCATGATGCGCTATATGTATGGTGCAGACTGGAACAACCGTGACAATGGCGCAGATGTGCAGCGTGCAGAGATTCAGGGTCAAATCGAGAGTTTGCGCAACCAGATGGCAGATAACCAGAACAGCAACTTGCTGATGGGTGCCATCCAGGGTAATGGTAACGACCTTAAGATGTTGGCAAGCAATCTGAACTGTGACTTCAACGCCTTGCAGAACTCTATCTGTGGCATCCAGGCTGGCATCCAGCAGCTTGGTGGTCAGGTAGGATTCTCGGCAGAGCGAGTGATTAACGCTATCTCGCAGGGTAACTTGCAGATGACCATAGCATTGAAGGATTGCTGCTGCCAGACCCAGCAGAACATCATCAAGATGGGTTACGACAACCAGCTTGGTCAGAAGGACATCGTTAACCAGATGCAGCAGGGCTTTAACTATACCAACACAGGTATAGAAAGAGCTGCTTCGAATCTCGGTTTCCAGATGCAGCAAGACAAGTGTGACGTCATCCGTGCAGGTGAGAACAACACCCAGCGTATCATCGATACCTTGACCGGTCATTGGAGCCAGGAGCAAGCAAACGAGATTCAGGACTTGAAGTTTAAGAACTCTCAGTTGCAGCAGAACATCTACCTTGCCAATCTGATGAATGGCGGTTGCGGATGTGGCGCAGGTGTAGCAGGTGGCTATCAGTAAAAAAGAGTAAAGAATGAAACAGAAGCGTAGTGGTATGAACAAGATTTCTCCAGTGGGCTTGGCTACTACAGCATTGGTAGCCAACCAAGTTTCAGTCTTAGCTACTTACAATGAGAAGCTTTGCAGACCTTATTGCGTGAACGGCAACGTGCAGCCACAGGCTAGCATAACCTACAGTTATGAGCAGCCTATCCTGAACGGTACAACGGTATTCGTGCCTATCGTGGCGACTATCAGCATCATTTCGCCTGTAGTGGGCAGCAGAAACGTGATGAGAGCACAGCCATTGATTTACACGGAAAAATGGATTGCAGCCTTCCAAGGGCAGACAGCCCTACCAACGGCTGTGACCATCACCAGCGTAGGCAGAACGCAAAAGGCAAACGATGTGGTATGCGGAAAGGCTAGAGGCCTGAGCATATTTGACAGTCTAACCGTAGCATTGACTACTGCTTAGTATCATTATAGGGGGAAATGGTGGATGGTTTGTTAGCCATCGTTTCCCTCGCATTATCCATTTAAAAAGATACGATTATGATATTCAGAGACTTGAAGGCTGGATTTCCAATCTATCTATTTGATAGAGCCAGCAGAAAATTTAAGCAAGGCAAGGTGACGAGCAATCCATGCCCTGACTTTGAGAATGGCAAGCAGAACGTAATGGCTGCTATGCCGGGAATGCCGAACTATGGGGCGAGGAACGTGAAGGTGAATGTGCAAACCGAGGATGGCAAGCAGTCCATCTATTCGGTGGTAGATACTGAGCAAACAGCATACAGCGACACCCTGGTAATCTCCTGTAGCAAGGAGAACATCATTAACGAGGTGAACGCATTGAAGAACCAAGCTAACGACATCCTAAGAAAGATGCCTGATTTTGAGCAGACCGTAAAGGACTGTGATAATCTCCTCTCGGAATTGGACACAACGTTTCGTGACCAACAGAAAACAAACGAAAGGCTCAACCAGATGGAAAGCAAGCTGGATGAGATTTTCAAATTCGTCAAATCACAAAAGAATGAATGATATGAACTTAGTAGAACTTATCACAAAATATCAGAGCGATGCCACACCTGAGCAGATGGTGCAGGTGACAAAGATAATCGGCAAATTCGTGGCTATGCACGCAACGGATGAAGACCTCTTGCTGCTGTATAAGGAAATCTATGGGGTAGTGGGCAACGGACACTTCAATGACTTCTTCGCTGAGGCTCAAATTAAGAAGATGGTTTTTGAGGATGATAAGGAGGTGGAGCATCGTGCTCCTTACTATACCATGGCGAAGACGCAGGAAATATATGAGACGGTGAAGGACGAGATTCGCCCTTACAACCAATGGGACTTTGCCGTGGTGCTGAACATGGTATATTCGGACAACTACAACCTGTTGAAGAAATGGTTTGCCGATGATAGCGAGGAGCAGCTGATGGACAAAATGGTGGACTTGGCTGTGAACTGGCTGAGAGACGATGATAACCCTTATGGGCATTGTAAGGCTTGGGGGTACTTTAACTAAGTGAAGAGTGAAGAACGAAGAGTGAAGAATCAATTTGCTCTTCTAGAAATGATTCCATAACACCTAGAGATATATAAAAGAAAACTATCAGAAGAAGAGAATGCAGGCTAAGGAAAAAGGGCTTGTGTTCTCTTTTTTTCGTATGAAGTTGCGCAACTTATCACTGAGAATCGGGAATGATGGCTTAAATTTGCATCGTTTCCATAACGGAGTGGGGACGGATAAATGGAAAAGAAAATGAATGATATTCGAGGTTACTTAATTGGGACGATATGGACTTTTCTGAGTCTGCTAGTACCCATCAGAGATTTTATGATTGCCATGATGGTATTGTTCGGGCTGAACCTTGTGTTTGGCATCGTGGCAGCGGTGTTTAATGGTGAGGAATGGAGCTGGAAGAAATTCGGCATGTTCTTCGTTTGCTGTGCGGTGTTTTTCGTGACGGTGGCTGCACTGTTTATCATCGGTCACTTCTTGCATTCGGATGCTGAGGCTCTGTTTTGCGTGAAGTGGGTGTGCATAGCCGCGACCTATTTCTTCACTACAAACATCTTGAAGAATCTGAGGAGGATGCTAGTGCCTGATACGCCCTGGTATAAACTTGTGGACTATGTTTATTATGCGCTGACACTTGGATTTGTGGAGAAGTTTCCGATGTTCAAGAAATACCAAGAATATAAAAACAATAAAGAAAATGGAAATGAAGGAAATAACTAAGGAGCAGATACTGAAGATTATGCCGAATGCGAAAAATAGGGTAGATAAATATTTGCCTTATTTCAACGAATTGGCAGATAAGTATCACATCAATACAAAATTACGATGGGCGCACTTCCTTGCCCAGATAGCGCATGAAAGCGGTGAACTTCTTTATACCCATGAACTAGGAAGGAACTCTTATTTCACGAAGTATGAGAAGGGATCACTTGGAAAGATGCTCGGCAACACGCATGAGGGCGATGGTGCCAAGTATAAGGGCAGAGGCTTCATCCAGTTGACCGGCCGAAGTAACTACTCAATATTCCAGGTCTACAGTATGCAGCCTGTGTTGGAGCATCCGGAGTTGCTGGAACAGCCGGAACTTTGCGTTGACGTATCGATGTGGTTCTGGGAGGCGCATGGGCTGAACGAACTGGCTGATGCGGATAATGTGTTGAAAATTACGAAAAAGATAAATGGAGGCACAAACGGACTGGTTAGCAGAAAGAAGTATCTTGCCAGGGCTATGGTTGCCTTATAAACAGAATAGCTTATGAAATCGAAACATTTAATTATCTATCTGTTCGTTTGGATAGCATATTTCTCAATGTTGTTTCTGACGAGTTGTAAGACGAAGACTGTGACGCAGGAGCACTATATCACAGACAACACCGTGAGCAAGGGTTTGGATGCCAGTTGGCAGGAGCGGTTTATATCTGCCTTCGAGCAGATGGCTACATACCGTAACCGGGAGCATGAGACTTCGACCAAGGAGACAACTCATACAAAGGATAGTACTTCGACCACGGTAGACCAGAACGGAAAGCCTATCAAAACGGAAAGCTGGCACTCTACAGTAACCAACAGGGACACTAAGGAGGTGATGAAGCTACAGGATTCCATCTTCACCATGAGCAAGGAGGTGGATAAATACCAATTCTTGATAGTGCAGAAGGATAGCTTGATTCGGTTAAAGCAGGACTCCATACAGGTGTTAAGCCGAGAACTGACCAAGACAGAGCAAAAGTATATCACCCTGGGGAAGTATACCGCCAAGATGATTTGGACCCTTGTAGTAGCAGTGATTGGTTTGTTGATTTGGCTATGGCACAGAAAGAAATGAGCGTATGAAGACAATAACGATAAAAATAGTGAAGAAGAGCGTGATGGGCGTGGTAGAGGGACTATCAGCCACCATTGCGCAGCATAACCCAGAGGTGGACTTTCAGACCGTCTGGGCGAGTGATGGCGAGGAGGCGAAGTTGGACATCTACTACAGGGAAGCAATAACCGACCTAGAGAACTTCTTGGCTAGGTTTTCTTCTTCGACCACACAGCAGTTTGACCTACAGGCACTGGCTGATGATTTCACAATCACCATCAAAACCTTGGCATCTTGGCCACCTAGATTAAGCGGTGTGCTGACCAACCAAATACAAAACTATCTGGTACATGCTATCCTTGCCGGATGGCTGAGTGACTTCCCAGACATGAACCATACGGACTATGCTAGCATGGGAGCGAGCGACCTAGAAGCCATCAAGGAGGTTTTGCTAAAGAAGGACTTTAGCTTTGCTGAGGCTGAAAGAACTGCTGACGATACCGTGAAAGATGGTTCTTCGGCTGTGGATGCTGTTGCTAGAGTAGGGGATGGAGTTGAAAAGAATAGCAATTTTTCGCCTACAGAGAGAAGGGCTGTGGATGGTGTTGCAAAGAATGCTTCATCCTTTTCTGCTTCCGAGAGAAAAGAAGATGAAGCAGGAAAGGACAGCAATCGTTCTTCTACTTCAATGAGAGTGGAGGATGATTCTGATAAACAGATGAATGCCCAATCTGCTGAAACCAGAACTTCGGACAATGTAGGCAAGAACGTTGCTTCTCCTGGTACTATAGCGAGAGGTGAGGATGATGAGGGCAAAACTCAAAATGCTCTGAACGCTGAGGCTAGAGGTACCGATGGAGCGGTCAAGAATGGCAATACATTGGATGCTGAGGCTCGAAATGAGGACGAGGTAAAGGATGAGCGGAGAGGACTGAAAGGCTCTGAGCGAAATCCTGATTTTGTTTCGCAGCATTTCCACCAAGACTATGTGGACTGGAGCGGAGGCAGACCACCTTACGAACTAAGATAATTTTTCATCAATATAAATAATTGCAATTATGGATAGAAAATTGATTACATTGAATCTTGGCATGGAGCAGGTATGTAATGATGTGCTTGCAAGATGCTATGTAGTGAGCCAGGGAATGGTGGACGAAGCCCAGAAGGACATCAGAGCCAACATCGAAAGCCCAGACAGTGACGAGACTCGCAGTATCATCAATCGTGCCGTGACGGAAGCCATCGGTAACATCAAGCTGGCAGCTCAGCGTTATCTGACCACTGGTAGAGTGGAGGACAACAACAACTTGGAGCGACTGGTGAAGGGCACAAGAAAGTATGCCTATACTGACAACAAAAACGGTACGTGGACGGAGGTTGTGACTACCACCATTGATGGTGAGGAGAGCGAAACCACCGCTACCGTAAACAAGGCTGGTAAGGACAGGGAGGAAAACATCTATGAGACGGTGACGCTGAACCTGGAGATTCCGAACTGGAACGTGGCTGTGACGGATGCCTTGAAGAGCCATTGCCACCGCTACATCGTGGACTACGTGATGAGCCAATTCCTGATGGACCAGTTTGCCGACAAGGCAGGAACGTATGGCGAAAGCGCAACGGCAGACTACAACAACATCAAGAGCGACTTGCTGAGCCGGGATAACTATACGCTGAGAAGACCTAGCTTCACGTAAGAGGCTATTGGGGACAGGCGATAGAATCGCCTGGAACGGTGGCTATTCTTTTTCTTCATTATTTTGGGTGTTTATGGAAAGAGCCTTCGCTAAATCGGGATGGATTCCTGAAAAAGCGAAGGCTCTGTTTTTTTCTAGAACTTGTTGAAACGCCTGATAACTTCGAGGCGAGTGGCAAAGTACTGATTCATTGACTTCATCTTAAGATAGAGGGCTATGCGGAAGAAGCGATAGCTATGGGAGGACATATAGTTGGACTTCATGCCACCTAGGCGACCTAGGTAATGCCAATTTTGGTTATCGTTGCTACCATACAGCCACATGACCGGCACGGTGCCAGAGGTGAGGGAATGGATGTAGCCTGTGATGGCATCGGGAGCGTTCTCCTCATCGAACTTCAAGGTACGAGTAACTATGATGCCATGATACTCGGTATCATCCTCGTAATCGTAACCGCTATCCAAAACTATTACGCTACCGTCTCGATACTGAATGTATGGGTGAGGGTAGGAGTTGAGGGCTGTGAGCACATTCTTGATGAGGAAGGTGCTCCAGGCTTCATCCTTGACGGAATAGCAGAGGGCTACGGTATCGGCTGAGGCTTCCTTGGACAGTTGGCTGACATCTAGGCAGAAGATGCGAGAGTTCTTGTAATCGTAGATAACCTGGCAACGCTGAAAGAAGTCGATTGGCGAGGAGGTGAGATCTATGAGTTGTCGCATCTGTGCCTTGATGGTCTTGGTGGCGGCATCATCGCCTTCGGCATCATTGAAGAAGTTGAGGAACTTGCCAAGGTTGCCCACTATATTGAAGCCTGGTCCATCCAAGACATCGGACATGGAAGCCACTTGTGACTCAGCTATGCGACTGAGGGAGCGATTGGTGGCGAAGAGCACGGACTGGTCTAGCTGAGTGATGGACTTCGGATTGCTGCAAACCTCACGACTGATGGGGTGTATGCTGCTATAGGTGCCTTGGGAAGAAACTTCCATCGCCCAGATGCCATCGGTGGAGAAAGCCATCAAAGGGTACTGACCAAACTGACCTTGGGAGAGTGCCCTTGTGGTTGAGGCTATGCCCAGGATGGTGCCGATACCCACGGTATTGATGCCGTTCAGAGGGAAGTAGAAGGCGTTATCGGACTCGGAGGTGTAAATCTTATTGGACAGTTCCACTACATCATCAAGCGTATAATTAAACGACTCTACCTTATATTGCTCGAAATTGTCGGTAAAATCTCCCATATGCATGGCTCCATTCAGTTCAGCGCATTGTTCAAGAGGGAAAACGAAGATGACGTCATTATCAGAAGAATCCTTGCAGAAGATAGCCATTTTATCAGCTCTGGAATCCGGATAGAACTTGACAAGATTGCTGATTATGAAGACATCAATATCCTGACGAGAGAAGTACCTGTCGCTACTTTCAACATATTTCGTTCCGGAAGTGGTGTTGAGGCTAACTACAATTTTCTGGATTTTATACCTATACTTCAAGTTATCCGTGCTATCATCGTATTTAAGAATGTATTGGCCAGGTAGCATAACACTACCATTGAATCCTTGAAACAGTGTCTCTTTCATGCCATACAGGTTAAGACGATGATTATAGACATAACCACCTTGGGCGAAGAGCGAGTTATGAGTTTTATAATCATCCTTCATCTGTTCCTGCAATGATACCTGATAGACTGCATTCTTGTCAACAGGTAATTTCTTCGCTGAGCAAATTGCTAAATCTGATAGTTTCAACGAGCAGACCTTGTAGAAAGCAGAGGTGTTCTTTAATTTGTTACGATAGGCATCTTCACTAAGTGATGGGAAATACACAGAAGTGTCTCCTATTTTGTTGCTATTTGATACAAACGTTAGTGATAATAATCCATACCCAAGTTTATAATTTTTTCGTCCAACTCTGAGACTTGAAATTTTCTCAGATGTGTCAACGTTAGAAATAGGAGGTGTAATGAATACATCTACCGATTTGATGACATCCTTCCATTCTTCAAGTTCATCACGTTTTGCGTCCAGTATAGTATATTTTAAATCTACATTTCGTGGATAATAAATAAATGCTGCCTTCGTGATATGTACTTTGAATGTGTTATTCTTTCCATCTTCGCGTTGAAAGGTAAAGTCATCTGATGTGTTGATAACACCATCAGTTACATTTAAAGAAAATGCGTTAGCACACAGCACCATGTAGCTATCTGGAACCTGTACAGGGATGAATACAGGCGATGAGTGCATAATCATGGAACCATCAAACATTCTATAGCAATATCTTACAAAGAAATTGGCATAAAAACGACCTTTACGAGCAATAAGATTGTTTGTTCGATTGACAAGTGCATAGATGCTCTGTGTAACGTCCGATTGCTTGTCTTCCTTAATTGTGAGACATTCAGCATTTCCGATAGAAATTTCATTCATCGATATTTTAACCTTATCAAAAACGTCATTGCATGAGTATGTGGTTTGCTGGAATGCTTCCAGAAAACCATTTGCACTTCCTTCTGCATCGACTCCACCATTACTGTAGTTCTCTGGATAATCATCGGATATAGAAAAGGCGATTTCTACGAATGGAGGCTTTTGTGGCAGATATTTATAGCCACCATCCACCCATAGTGCATAGTGAATCCCATCTGCAGCTACAATGATGAGCGTGTTGCCGATGGAATCGATAGAAAGCACGGTGGATTCGTAGTCGAAGGACTTGATAGGGGTGGACGAGCCTAGCGTGCCATCCTGCATGAACCAATAAATGGAGGATGAGGCTATGGCTATGAGGTGGTGATAACTACCTGTTTCGTGAACATACAATATCTTAGCCACCTCACCATTAACGGTGAGGGGCTGAGATAGAGGTGTGCCCGATACGATGGCAGGGCGCAATGCGCCATCGTGCAGCTCTAGGTTGCCACAGAGGGATAGCGCACCGTTCTCTACTGCCATTTCATCGGGTGTGAGGCTGAGACCTTTGTATCTGATTGATTGTTGCATTTTTATTAATGTTTAATGTGTATTGTTTAATATTTAATTATCGGCAATGGGATGGGTCTGCACGATTGACTACAGCCAATGCCTGTAGGGTGTCGTTGCCTACGGTGATGGTCTCTAGACGGTCAGAGACAACCAAGTCTATTTCTTGGGCGTTAGGTGGAACGCCTAGGGTGTGGAGGAAGAGGCATTTGACAGTGCTAGCACTGCAACCATGAAGTTGTGCCTTGCGCCCATAGAGAGGTATGGCATCAGGAAGCGAGGAGGACTTGGTGATATACATCTGAGAGCCGAGACAGAAGAATACGATTTTGTCGCCTCGCTGTAGCCCCAAGAGCTTTACAGGGTAGGAACGCAAGGTGATGCGCCCATTCTTGTTGAGGGTGAGTCCACGCTTTTGAGGGCGTGGACGGTTGAGGATAAATATATCAGTTTCGTTCTGCATAATCTGTAGGTTTGTGGAGCCAGAAACGGAAGTAATCGTTTTCGGCATCCTGGTTACGTACTTTTACATATTCTCGGGTGACATAGAAATGTTTCTTGCGTAGGGTAGGGTTGAGGTTGTAATCATTCAGCATCATAGCTGGCTCTACCCTGCCATCAAAGGTTATCTCGTACCAATAGCGGTGGAGAAAGAACCATGGGCGAAGACGGACTTCCTGAATGGTGGTGTAGTTGCTTTTGTCCACTCTGCATGGGACGATGCTCCAGCTGCCATCTTGCCAATGCTCCGTTATCTCTTCTCCACCTGGTGCCAATTCATGCTTCTCGATGGTGGACTTTTGAATCTTTACAAGAAGGCAGACATCGGCAGTGAAGACCTTTGCCATCTTACGGTGGCAGAGCATGACATAACGCCCTTTCTTGTCGGGGAGGAGGCTACGCTGCTTGCCTGGGTGGTTGATAACGCAGACGGTGGAAAGGAACTTCTTGCGTGCCATGTGGAGGAAGTCGGGGAGCTTCGCCTTGGCGTGCATTCGGTCGATAACCTTCTGAACCTTATTGAAATTCTTGTCGGCTTGGGTCTCATGCACAGTGATTGGTTGCTGAGGCTCTTGGCTAGTCTGCTCACGTACCTTCTTTACGTGCTCACGAACTTGCTTCTTGGAAGGGACTTCGAGAAGATGGCCAGTTTTTTTGTCGAGCTTGTAATTTGACTTCTGCTGTTTCATATTCATTATGCTTTAGATGTTACCTCTGTTAATGCAGATGATTTCGAAATGATGATTGTCGCAAATATCGCAGCCGTTGGGCATACGATGATTGAAGGAGCAAGGAATGTGCTCTTTGAACAAATCGCAGTTAAGGCAATGCTCTGGGACTTCCTCATACTCAAAGTTGCCTTTAACATGTGGGGTGGAGGATTCCTTGTTGGGTACTGCCCGGACTATGCGCCCGAAGAGGTCGTAGAACTCTCCAGGCACAACGCTAGTAGCTTCTCTGAGGGATGGGAGGGTGTAGCCCATCTTGCGGATGAACCAGAGACGGAGATAAATGATGAAACGTTTCAACTTTTTCATATATGATGTTGTTATATATATATTAATAATGTGGGGCTAAGTTACGAGAAATGTGCGGAAGAGAAGTGATAACTTGCGCAACTTAGCTTGTTGAGAACCAAATTGCGCAAGAATTGTCAGTGATTACTCGGTTTTACCGTCCTTCTCTTTCTGCTTGTTATCAGTGGAAGGCTCATGCTCGAAGACATCAAAAATCTTGGTCTCGCTGAGGCTCTTCAACTCATAGTCTATCATGGTCTTGCCCATAACCTCGTCTACATAACGCTTGGCACGCTCGATGCACTTGGCTTGGATGAGGTAGTTGACATAGGTACGCTTCTCCTTACCCTTCTTTTCATCAATGGTGATGAAAGCCAAACGAGCCTTGAACCAAAGATAATCGTCAAAAACATCTGAGAAGAAAATCTCATTGTAGTTGGCTGGGTTGATGTTTGCAACCTTGAACTCGCCAGAGACATAGACGGACATGTTATCGATGATGCTAGCTTCAGCCTCGGTGAAGGAGAGGGCATCAACAACATACAACTCGTTTACCAGTTTCTCGCTACCATCCTCCTGGGTCTTCTCATAGCGCACCTTACACTCGAACCAGGTGCCTGTACGAGAACGGAGGGAAGAACCGTTACCTGTGCCTACGAAGGACTCCTTTGGCTGGTTCTGAGACTTGTCTTGTGTCTTAGCCTCTTCCTGAGGCTTGTTTTCTTTCTTGTTCATAATCTTAAGAATTTAATTTGTTATTAATAATTTTGTCTACCTCTTCTTCTGATAGAGGTTTGCCGTCTTTGCCAAGGTATTTCTTGCACATGAAATACATAGTGCCAGGAGGGTCGGGATGGCGGTAGAGGTCATCCAACTCTACCTTGGCAAGTTGCTCATCCATGGAACTGAAGACTGGGCGAGCTTGATGTGCTCTTGGCAGTCGTTCCATCACCTGGTAGTGGATGCTGTAGCCATCTTTCTTTATCTGTTCGTCTTGGAGGCGGATGAGCATCTTATCTAGCTTGGCTTCTTTCTCCTTGATGGTATTGAAGAGAGTATTGACCAGCTCCTTGTCGGGCTGTGCCTTCTTCTTCTCCTGGAAGTATTGGATGGTTGAGGCTCTAAGTTCTGCCACCAGAAGGAAGAATGTGCCGTTGTCGTTCTGAGGGACATCATTTCCGTCTGCCTTCATGATGATGCCATCAACACGCTTTTCAAGTTCGATGGACTGGCGCAGCATTTTTTTATCTCGGTGTGCCCAATACTCCTTTTCGGTGGTTCGCATAGCTGAAACTAGCTTGCGAAAGGATAATGCTGATTCTTCACTCATGTTATCCTCTCCACACTTCACGTTTCTCAATCTCTTCGATGCGCTCTTCCAAGCAACTTTTGTACAACTTCATTGCATGATACTGAGCTACAAGAATAGATGCCTGATAATCGCCTACCTTTTCACACACAGCCGTAAGCCCTTTGTTCATGAACTTTTCTAACTTAACAAAACGCTCAGTCACATCGTTGAGCTCAATGTTGAGACGGTCATGGAAATCGTCTGCAACCTTGTAAGACTGGTTGAAGACATCAGCAGGTGACCAGGAATCGTAGGTACTGCCATCCGGATTGTTGTAGCGAACATGGAAACCTGGTCTCCATTCATGGTTATCCTCGTTCTTGCGAGCAAAACCTTTAGCCACTGCGGTTGCTTCATCCATAGGTGCAGCCATAACCTCTTTTGTACCGATGTACTTCTTTAATGCTTCTGCGTTCATAATAATTAATTTTTAAATGTTATTTGATACCTAATGTTTGTTTAACTTTCTTAATGCGGTCTAGCTCCTTTGGGAGGAGGTTGCCTTGCTCGTCTATTCGGCAGAGGAGTTTGAGGCGTGGGGTGATGGTTATCCACTTGTGGAGGCCATCGTGCTCACGCTTTATCTGTCGAAGTTGGGCAGCTTGCAGTCTTTCACTCAAATGCTGCTCATGGCGAAGCTTACTGATTTCGTTTTGTATTCTGTCCATTGGCTAACCTTCGCACTTTTGAATTATATTTGCCAGAATGCTTTCTACGCCCTTTGGCTTGAAGAAGCGATTGGCGTTGAGGAGAGAGAGGGCTTCTTTTGCACTATCACTGATGGATAGCAAGCGACCAGCTTTCTTTATGTAATAATTGTAGTCTGCATCCAATTGCTGCTTGTATGCCTTGCCCTTGGCAAGATAGTCTGCTTCAAGGGCTTTACCCTTCTCCTTGTATTCAGAAATGAGAGCAGCTTCCTTTTGGGCGTACTTGTCATCGAGAGACTTTTCCTTGTAAGCCAACTTTTTCTCTTTCTCATTGTATCTCTGAACAGAGGATTCGTAATTTGCACGTGATTCGTCTCGCTGTTGGATGCTACGTTTCACCTCATCCTTCATGTGCTCCTCAACCATCAAGCGCACATCCTCAAAGCCAATGTAAGACTCGGAGGTCTCAACAGTGCGTCTTGGCTTCTCATCTTGTGAATACAAAGGGTCTGTTGCACAGTCATGCATTCTACGAAATGGGTAACTGAATCTCTCGTATTCTATTTGCACTTCCTTGCGGATGATAACTCTGGAACCGTCTTTGAGGGAAGCGATGGTCTTATCCTTCTCTTTTACGGTCTCTTCTAATTCCTTTACTCGATTCTTCAAGGTTTCGAACTCTGAATAATCTACATTTACTATTGCCATAATTGTTATGATTTGAATTTAATTGTTACATTTTTCTGCATTCTCTTTAGGGATGTCGTACCATGGAAGGGTATAACCTTTATCCTTCATTTCTTTAGGCAGTATACAGCGGTAATAGCTGCCATAGAAATTTTGCCATGTATCAGAGACCTCCAAAATCGTACCTGATGGAAGCTCTGGCTTCGGCTTGAACCATGGGCGTGGATATTTGGTTGTTTCGTGAACATCCTGAGCGCACTTAGTTGGTTTGATTAATTTTATCTTCATTACTTTTTCTTTGTTTTACGTTTGGTGTAATTAATGTTTTCTATCTGATGTTCGAAGAATGCGATACGGCTATTTAATCTTCGGAGGATAGCATTTCTGATGTAGAGGATTGTTTCTGCATCGAGATACTTGGTGATGTCTTCGTTTGCAACACGGCAGATGTTCCCGTTTGCAACACGGCATGCTCCATGGAGGGATATATCCAGCTTTACTGGGCTATCGAGCATAGCAATGTTGTTTGATGCTTCTACTTGTTCTACATGGTCTCTGACCTGGGTTAGCTCTTCGATGGAATTGTAGTATTCGCCTACGGAGTCGATGGTGTTACGCATTTCTTCATATTCTTCCTTTGTCATACGCTTTAATCGTCTTCAAATTCGTTTGATTTCTTAAAGATGTAATTTCTATCAATTCGTATGCGAGCATCGAACATAATGCATCTGGCTAAAACAAGCAGGATGTGGTCGTTACTGACACCGGAGAACATCGGGAATGAAATGGTACATTTTCTGTTCAGTACATTTATTGTATCAAAATGGTATTCTTCATCTGAATTCTTTGTTGGCAAACCTAAGATGCAGTATGTATCATCACTACCAATCTTCGAGAGAGTGAAATTATATTCCGTCTCTTCGCCATCTTCACAGATACTGATATGTACTTTCTTCCAACCATAGAAATCGTTGTCAGATACTTCAAGTTCAAAGCTGTTGTTGCTATCAACATCTTCCAAATCTACTTTTTGCATCATGTCTTCTGCCAAATTGGTGAGCAAAATGGTTCCATCACCTTCTTCTTTAAGATGAGTGAATCCTTTTCGAAGTTCTTGCGCAAAGCTTTCGACACATTTCTTGTTGACGATATTCTCTATCTCGGCAGTCAAGGATTTGCTCAACAACTCTGAGAACTCAGGCAATTCGAGACTAGTGGAAGGCGCATTCTTCGCCATGTATTCCTTCAACTGCTTTCTGTAAGGTGAATTGTAACCGAGATAGTAGTCTTTAACTTCTTCGAGTGCTGCCTTCATAGCAGCATCTTGTGCAGCCTTCTGGATAACATTCATATCCAAGACTGGGGCGGTAATTTTAAAATCTGTTTCCATAATAATTACTTTTTCTTTGTTAATATTCTTTTTGAGGGACCAGCGATAGAATCGCTGGGAACGGGGGCTTTTACCCTTTTAATTGTTCTTCGATTGCTTCCTGGGCTAGGATTTCCTGCCAGTGAGCTTCATTGTAATTTCTTGCCTCTTGGTTCTCGGTTAGCTGTGGGTCGTAGCCACCGAAACAATAAGTGTCAAATTTCTCATACTCCTTCATCGTATGTGGAGGTTTGGAGCCAGGAGTGGCTGGAATGTATTCCTTGGCGAACTCCTTTGGCAATAGGGTTGCTATTGTTGAGGCTATCGGGTCGATGACTTCGTATTTGAAAATACGGCTCTTGCCCTTTTTGGGAGAGTTATACACTGGTCTTGCCCAACAGATGTTTCCCCTGTAGCTAGACATGAGACCAGAGAAATAATACGGTTTCCAAATCCGACTATCTCTGAATGCGCTACAGATGCCTGTAGGCGAATCTCCATTATACGTAACACTATCTGACTTCCTGCAATGGTTGTAGCCGAGGTCGCTGATGTGGCTATGTACACAGAACTTGCACATCCTCATTTTCTCCTGATTAGCAACTGATGGTGTTGGCTGCATCAGGCTTTGTTTGATGTAATTGCCCATAGATGCATGATTTTAAAGTTCATCCTCTTGGTTGGTTGCTTTACGTTTCCATTCTCCACAGCACTCCCAGTGGAAGCGATGATGACCGAAGCCGTTGCATGTTCCGCTATACTTACTGTTTTCCGTAGGACGGAAGAACTTGCAACCCTTACAGGAGCGATGGCCATGGTGGTAAACTAGATAGATGAATGTGCTGGCCATCATTACAAGGCACAGCATGATGATGATAGATCCGATTTCCATATTACTTCTTGTTTTTAATGATTTTGTTTAATACTTGCTTGTTGTGCTCAGTATCATCATTGATGAGGTGATAGGAGCGAACTTTCTCGAAGGCGTTGGCTTCGGCTGCTTGCATGTAAGCCTTGACCACTTCGATGAAGTCTTCGAGGGAACGACAGAGGGCGTACTTGTAGCCAGCGCACTGCCAATAGCCCTGGAAGCGTTTCTGGTTGGCAGACTGGTTGTTGGTCTTGCCATACTTCAATTCGATGCCCAAGCCGAAGTAAACTTCTGGGTTCTCGTAGATGATGCCTGTCTTGCCATCCTTCATGGAAGGGAGAGCAAGGATGAGGTCGGGAACGCCTGGGACCACGCCCGATGCTGCATTGATGGCTAGCTTCTTGCCACTGGTAGCACCGTCTGCCTCGTTCTTGGGATGGAAGAGGAGTGTGGAGAAAGCTGGGTACTGTAGTCGAAACCATCGTACACAGGCTATCTGCAACTGACCTTCACGCTGCACCTTCTTGTGCTGAGGCTTTTGCGTGTACTCGGGATAATTGCCGTTGAGACGGTCTATTAATTCTTGTTTGTCCATAACTGTATGAATTAAATTGTTTGTTACTTGTATCTTAGTCGCTGAGGATGGATTGGAGATAGTTTTGTGTCTTATCGTCCAAGTCGAGAAGGTTTTTCGTTTCCTCTTCCACAGGTGGTGTCCAGTCGATGCCCAGTTTAGCTAAAGTGCCATTCTTGTAGGCATCTTTCACCATCTGTGCCATGGAACCATCCGGGTTCTTCTTGGCAGCTTCTATCCAGCCTAGATACTTCTGCCTTAAGGCTTCTGCCTGTTCTTTCTCCAATTCCTTCTTGCGTTCTTCCTTCCTTTTGAGACGAGCTTCAATTTCCTCGTTGGTTTCCTCGTGTTGAGGCTGTGGAGGAGAAGATGGTGTAGAACTTGAAGGCTGAGGCTTCTTTCTGGCTGAGGCTGCAATCGTAGGGTTGTCGAATGTGCCTTCCATCAGAGGCTCGTAGTTCTTTGGATTGAAGAGCCAGTTGAAGGAGATATAGCAGCCACCATCCTTGCGCCCTGAGAGCAGGTCTGAGTTGAGAGCCTTGCGAAGCATCGGCTCAATATCCTCGAAGGAGTAGTCTGAGATAAACTTGGCGACTAGCTTCTTGCGGTCGGGAGTCATCTTCGAGATTGGCTTGACCTGCGTGCCCAGGAAGAGGCGATTGAAGAGCCTTAACACTTCCGAGAATTGAGTTTCAGCATCCCCCGACTTTTTTTCTTTTTCTTTTTTTTGTGTTTGGGGGTGGGCTTTCTCTTTTCTTTGTTTGTTTTCTTTTATAGGGGTTTCAGGGGAAAGAT